GAACGTCATTGTATGAGTTGTCCAATTTAGCAATTACCGATTGGATAGGAATTCTCATACCTTCCACGTTATCCATCCCAAAGAAAACGTAGTTATATTTTGCTCTTAACTTTTTATTCTCGGTTCCATTGGCTTGTTTTACAACTCGCTGAATTCTCTTGTACATATCAGCACCAATACGGCTTATCTCCCAAACCTCTTCAATGTATAGTCGAACAGGTTCTACCTTATAGTTTTTATTCTTCTCGGTGATACGAAGTATATCAAGGTATTCTTTCTCGTCAATCTCTCTAATATATGGAACTTCCGCGCTTCTATCAATCTTTAGGTAGACCGAATTCGCAATAGTTTTGAACTCGATGGTGTATACTGGGTAAAGAAGTACTCCATTTTTATACTGGAACGATTTATCCCGAAGATAATCATTGGGTTTATCTCCCCAATCCTGTAGTTTCTTTAGTTCGTCTTTATCTGTAATATTGAATTCCTTGATGATTTGATGTTTGAACATATACCTTTTTTCGCCCAGGTATGGACTTTCATCAAAGAATCCTTCTGTTTCATACTCAAGGAACATGGCCAAGATTGGCGATATCCTACGAACTGAATCAATACCATTTAACGTTTCTACCTTACCGCAAAGCAAACAGGTACAAATACCGTCTATGATATTTTGTTTAAATTTTAACTTTAATCTTTCACTTTGTATTTTTTTCTTTAGATACTTAGTGAGGACCACCTCGTTCTCAGTCTTGAAGTTATTTGGAGCAAGGAAATCTTTCTCATCCTCCATCTGCTCCATCATGCCAGGAAATATATCATAACCCTGTTCCTGTGCAAGCTGGATTTGAGGTTTAACGTCAAGCATTGCTTTACGCTCGAGAAACTTTTCGTACTTTTTATTCACTTGCTCATCGTCAATCGTCTCTACCGTGGGGTCCATCGGAGAGGATAAGAATTCGCCAACAAGGGTTTTAACCTTATTTAAGCCGTAATTGTAGTGAATGTACTTGGTTTTAAGTCTTTTCCCGAATGGTTTGGTGAGGGATTCATGCGCCTTCGGATCAACGATTCCGTTGTAGGAATCATATACTTTATTTAACTCTTGGCGTAAACTCTGCTGACCTTCGTAGGTATCGATGGCAAAATCGATTGCTTTTTTTGCCAACTCGAAGTCCTTTTTCTTGAAATCCTGGTTATAGATATCGGGAAATTCCATCCTTAAAGATTTATACGGTAAAATTATAACAAACTTATTAGAATTAACAATGCTTTTTTCATTTTTTTTAGACAACCACTTTCTTATCTCCCATCATGACGTAATCCTCTTCATCTGTGCTGTTGGTTGTTTTACTAATTACATTCCCATCACGATCTTCTGTCCAGTTCTGAGAATTTTCTTCTTTTAAATCGTCTTTTTCTGACCTCGGTTTTGCTTTTCTGTCAACAATACGCATTAGAGCGTAAATAAGAGCATCAACTATATCCCAGTCTGTTCCGATGTTTATCTCGTCAAATGCGATTAAACCCTTTATAAGCACCTCGAAATCGCATAAATGAATGTGGTCATCAACCCATGATTGAGCAATACCTAATGCACGAGAAATCATCTGAGGGGATGCCAATTTCGAACCATACTCGTAGGTTGCCTCGGTATTCTGAGAGTCAAAGCTACGTGGCCTTGGTGAAAGATACCTACGACCACCATTCTTTTTAAAGAAGTCAATCAGAAAGTCATGCTCTGCAGATATCATTACATCCTTTGGAAGATCGTAGTAAATAGCCAACATAAGAGCAATCATATAAAACTGTTCTTTCTTTGGTGGTCTTTTCTCATAGCACACAACAGGGTATATACCTTTTCTTATCTTAATGCCATTTATTTCGGATGGGATATCCCGACCATCCCTTAGCACAACGATACCCCCAAGTGAACGAGAGGTATTGGTTTGGTCTTGGTTGTAACTATCCACACCCATATCATCCACGTTCCTCATTCCCTTTAGCGGATGCTGAAGGATATTGATTACCTTCCAGTCAGGATCGTCAGGTCGAGCCAATCGAGCCTTTACCTCTAGCGGTTGCTTCCATTCTTTTCCTTCGCCAACGGTAACTATCTCGAGAACGTAGTTACCTGGTGGTGGAACTTTGGTTTGTAATTCCTGTAGGCGAGAGAATAACGCCTCATTGTCAAAGTTGTTACTACCACCACTGGTTATCGCATCTTCCTCATCAAGGGGAAAGTTTTTCTTCAGCTCGATTAGATTCTTTTTATCCTGTAATTTCTCGTAGTGGGCGTAGAGCATACGAATATTCTCCTTAGCCGCTTCGATATCCTCACATCCCATCAAGCAATCCCGGCCATGTTCAGCGATAAGTGGTCTTAGATTTCGAATAGGATCGACTGTTTTGCCAATCTCGTTCTTTACCCCCTTGTGCTCGTTTGGTGTAATAAAGAATGGGTAATATAGTCTTGTGCCGTCGACGAAGATTTTGACGAGATCGAAGCTGACATGGTTACGGTACATGTCGATGAAGTCCTTGGAACCTGAGAGGATATTTCCTGCAGTTCCATAGATATAAAACGTGCCCTCCATTTCAGATCCGAACATGAGTGACGGCTTAATACTTTCAAACGCCGCTTTAACTCTTGGATTCTCGCCACTTTCTTCCGAGAGAACATCATTGAAGTATTCTCCTTCAAGTTTGGACTCTGAGTTGAAGAGCGTTTCCATTTGGATTTCGTTAAGCGAGCCTGATTCAATAAACGTTCCGTTGACGCGCTCTTCATAGCCGATACGTAGTTCCTTATCATTGTTCTTAAGTATATTCAAACGCATATCATCAACGGTATTGGTCAAACCGTTCATGACTTTTTTCTTGATACCCTTCACGTAGTTCTCTATTCCAGCGAATACTGCTCCACGATAGGTATCACCAAACGTTAACCCATAGTTTAGGATAGCACCCTTCATGAATTCGGATAATCCTTTACGTCTTGCCTTAAGGATAATCAATCCGGTAATCTTGAAGTGCTTTACCCATTCCACCGCATAGGCCAGTTCCAAATGAAAATCGCAGAAGAGAGGAAACATATTTCCCTTTACCCCTGCGATTGGCTGAAAGTTTAAAAAGTAGTAGTAACGACCAGGTATCCATAGTCCACCTGTTTCGTACCCCTCAATGCATCTTCTAATCTGTTCCTCCCAAAACTCATCGTACTTAGGTGTACCAATCACATCCTTATCTATCGCTGAGTTAGCGTAGGCTGGAACTCTACCCGCAATCGGTGTTGGGTTAAACCCTTTCTTCTTGATGATGGGTGTGTACTTCCTGTCAAATCGTGCAGGTGTCCACATTTCTCCTGATGGTAGGAGAAATTTTGAGGGGATATCTGATTGGTCAATGGGCATCTGCAGGTAGTTGTGCTAGGTATTTCTTTCTTCTTCGCATCCACTTCTCTACGTAGGAAAGGGTTTTGTCACCCTTTATGTCGGGATCATCGTCGAAATTCTCTGATGATAACTTGGTTTCAATTCTGGCAATCTCGTTCTCAAGGTACTTGGAAAGCTCCATGACCTCCTTCATCTCCTTGAAATCTTTTACCCCATTACGGAGTTTCTGCTTCTGTTCCTCTAGTTGTCGCTGAAGGATTTGGCGCATATCCCTACGTTCATCGTATATTAAACTGGTAAACTCGGATATTGCTGCCTGTATCTCAGGGTTATTGATTAGATCTTCTGTTTCAAAGAATCCACTTTTTAGTTTTGCAATCTTATCTCGCTGGGCATCGGGAAAGTTCCATATTGGGGAATATCGATAGTCAGCGAAGAGCACGATGTACTTCACGTATTTTGGTTCAAAGTATGCAAGGGATGGGATAAGTTTTATCGCATCCTCGTGAAGTTCTACCTGACCATCAAGGTTAACATGCCAAATATACGCCATTAGTGTAGTTTTATTTCTTCAATATCTTCAAGTGGAACGGTTTTTCCCGCTAGTTCATGGGTGCAATCATCTAAGAATTGTATACTACCATCCGTGACATACGAATGACATCTAAACTGTTTTTCAGCATAGTTCCACTGAACAAGAATAGATGGTCTAAAGGTAGGACTATCCACATTTCCATTAAAATCCCATTTTGGATGTTCCTCTCGAGTAGTCCATACCCCATGAGAACACTTACAACCCGGACAATCAAAATAGTAGTCAGGACTTGATAGTTCAGGATTTAAAATTTTATACAGCTTTGACATAGTGCGTCATTTTAAAAAAATAAAGGTAGCGATTTCTCGCCACCTTAGTTCGGTTACCACTTAATTCCTACCCATGCAGCAATTCGTTCAAGCCTGCTCTTGTCCTCCTTGCTCTTTCTCTTCTTCGATTCAAGCTCAGATTTTTCTTCCTGAAGGATGGATCTGTCATAGATAAACATGGCATGAAATTTTGCGTTTTTGATGTATATGTACGCATTGTTTATCGCGATGTTCAACCGTTCATCCTCGAGTACTGGTTGAACTCCTGCAGATTTTATTGTTCCGGCAAGGTGTTCGTACTCTTCAAGAATTCCAACAAGATTCTTATTGTCAAGAATGCTGTCTACATCGAAAACAATAGGTTCCTCCTTAATTCTTGCGGAAAGAGGACTTCCCATTCGTTTCGTTACGATTCCAAGCCACTCTGCAGCAAGGAAAAGGTTCTCATGGATACTTACAATGTGATGCTGATTTGCATCCATTAACGATTCAACGTGAATATTTCCAACCGCCAATCGTAAGCTGTGTACATCTTCAGTTGACTTCATGGTTACTTGTTAAACTCGCCAAAGAATGTATTTTGGACGAAGGTTTCTAGCTCATCGATCCTTCTCTTGCCAAAGAGGATTGAGTTAACTACGCTTAGATTTTCCATAAAATTTTAGTCTTTAGGGTTAGTAAATAGTTTCAGATACAAAAATATGCAAATTAGTTGGAATAGCAACAGTCCAATAACTTGCCCGGCAATTGGTCTACCAGTACTCATTAGTACTGGTATCGTTGCCATTGGAGTTGCCCCCAAGTAGGTCAGCAAGGCTTTCACCTGAGTATTCTGGCACCCTGCCATGAATCGCTTTAGTGTGTGCATTAATTTTTTTTAAGGTTTCAACTGGATCTATACTTTTTAGTCCACCAAACCTTTCGAACATCGAGATAACCTGTGGTCGAAGGTAGGGTACAGGCATTTTAGTTACGTTCATCTCCTGGTCTATGTAGAATATGTTCAACGCTCCGATCTTCACGTTATCCCAAATTAGCTCAAACATGAATGCGTAAATGGAAAGCTGAAGGACATACTTGTTGTAGTCAGATGCCTCTAAGTACTCTATTGGCTGCAGGAAATACTTTTTGTAGTACTTGATAGCTTTGGTTAACGGATCTATCTTTCCGTTGTAGTTCCGAATACCATTACGGATATTCGTTTTGAAGTCGTTGATGTCAAGGATGATATGGTCACCCTTAAGGTTCCTCTGTGCAGGCCAGTCAGCCGTACCCGCCACTAGAGCAGAATCGTTGTAGCAAATCTTCTCGGAAAAGTTTCGCTTATACATCTTTAGGTGAGGGTATAGGTTGGCACCCAGCTTTGCGAACTGGCGATCCTTTACCTGACCGAACTTGATAAGATTTTCTGCCTCTCCGTGAAGTAGTTTTCCATGGTCTGTCGATTCCTTGCTAATGGCCTCCCATTCCTCGAGTAGTTCCTGCTGTTCCTCCTTGGAAGAAGTCATGTTCCTCGATACGGTTGCCTTGTCAAAAGGGATGGAGAATTTGCTCAGGAACTTGCTCACTGAAGTAAACTCCACGTTGTCATGCTTGCGGAAGTACTGATGCGTATCCTCCTTGAAAATAATGTAGTCGTCGAATTCTTTTATCTCGCCCATAAATTAATTTGTTTATAAGAAAAAGGGTAGAGGTAAAACTCTACCCAGTATGCCCTGTGGTGTTGTCAATGATAATGCCTTTACCCTAACTTCAAACCACTCGGCCTACATGAACTCACTTTCGATCAGCTTCTCCTTCTCGGCATTGTCACCATCCTCCTTGATTCCTGATGCCCAATCTTGATCGGCATGCTTTTCAGCGTTAGACTCATGGATAGTTTCTCTCTCAGCGAAGCTTCTCACTTCATTCATGTCTGTGCTCTCCACATCCTTGCTCGTGATCTCGACACTTCCCAACTCCTTCACGCTCTTCTCCATCTCCCTCTCGTTCCGCATCTCCACAATCTCTTGGTCAAGCTCCGGGGGCATTATGAGCATCGCCCCCTTGTTCTCTAGTATCTCAACGGCGCTTAGCAGAATATCCCTCTCGGTCATATTCGCCATCACCTCTAAACGTTCCTCATTGTTCTGTATCGAACGGAAAACGATATCGTAGGATTCCTTACGGATATCGTACTTACTATCCTTGATAAACTCCTTCATCACTGAAAGAACATCCTTCATAACGCTATCTAGCAGCTCAAAGATATCATCGTTCTCATTGATATTCGGGGTAATCGTATGGATGTACTTCTTATCCATCGTTTCCACTGAAGCACCAATCTTGTAGTAATCCCCAATCTTTACCTGATCGATGTGTATCGCTTCTAGGGTATTATTGACTTTCGTAAACTCGTTAAAGTCTTTGCCTTCTGAAGGACCAATCTTAAAGTCAGTACCAATAAACTCATCGAACCCATCGTACCACATGCCACACGCTTTGGCAAAAAAGTACCTTAGCCGGTCCACCTGTACTAGAACATCGTGCGTTGGTGGGAACGGACTCTTTCGGTTCACCTCTCCGTTCATGATCATACCACCCTTTTTCATGGGTTCGTATGTAGTGTACTCCAAGGCTAGACCATTCTTCTTGATCTTAAAGCCGGTTAGGATAATATCCTCTTCCTGCTCCACCTCTTTCTCAACAACCTTTTCCTTTTTGCTCATATCTCGTTTTTAGTTAGTTCACCGTGTCGGGTAGGTTGTTACTGAAGAAAGCCAAATCGCCGCCATCACGAATACACGCCATGAACATGCTCAGCTCATCCCGATAAACCTTGATGACCACCTGATTGCAGTTCGTGTTGATAATACTCTTCTTGTATATATTCGTGAGGTACGGCATACCCTTGGCGAAACTTCGCGCCAACCCCATGACCATATCCCGATCATAGGTAGCCGGAAGCATATACTCCACCTTCCTAAGTAACCCTACCGAATCCAAACTTTTCATTGTCGTCATAACCACCTTTTAAGATTACTTTGTACAAAGTACAAAATAATCAACCGTCAATTACGAATAATGACTCTCTTTCTGCTCTATTGTTTGCACACAAGGGGCTTCCTGTATCTCATGATTCTTAGCCAACTCCCTTAGCGCTTTCTTCTGCACCAACACATGGTTGCTCAGTATCCCCTCAACGTAAGTGTTGTAACTTAACTTCTTCATCTCGGCCAAGGTGTGCAAATCCGCATCCAACCCCTCCGTAAACTTCAACGCCTGAAAAATTTTCTTTGCCATTATTCACTATTTTTTAAATCATCCATCATTTTTCTCATCGTCTCCACCCTACGCTTCCGCATCGATTCTAACAGCACATCCAGTTCCTCCTGCCACTCCGTAGGTATCGCTATCCCCGCATCGAGATAACGGTTTACCGCCTTACCAATCTCCTTCGCCCTGTTCTCATCATGCAACCACTTCGGCACTATCCCGATTGGTGGTTCCTTGATATCACCAACCTTCTCCACCTCAACGGTAAAATCCTTCACCGTACTAAACCGAATAACCACCGTTTTTCCCAATAGCAACTGTAGCATATGGTAGGTATTCAGCACTTGGCATTGTAGAAGATAGTCAAACTCTTCCTCCCTTGTGAACAAACCTGGTAACAGCCCATTATGATGATGCACGATAACCTTTCCTAATTTAGTCACATTGTTTACCCTTTTGTTGTTTAATTTCGGTCTATAACTAGCATCCTCAGAGAGTATCCACTTCTTCCACTCATCCTCATCAATGTACCCACGAGCATGTAAGGAACTTATCAACGCATACTCTCCCGAACCAATCAAACCATTCATCATAATATATACGATTTGAAAAGCAAAGATAAATCGTATATACCGTATATACAAATTTTTTAATAAAAATTTATAATCTTTTTTCGTACATACCCACCACAATTCTTTCGATGACCACGAACGACGGTACCTGCCACCCCGAATTCGGGAATGCCGACCCAAAACCGATCCGGGGGGCATGTCGGAGTACTGATATTGTGTACGAAAAAAGAATGCTTATGCTATGATGCACATTTGATTATCTTATTGATTGATACATATCGGGCGATAAGCAGAATGTATCCATGTATCAAGGCAGTCTTGATAACAACCAGTGATGCTCAAGCACGTATATGATGAATGTACTAAGAGTCACTGGTTGGCATGTACTCATTTGATTATTGATTTGCTTGATTAATCACTAATACATATGCATATGAATTGGACATTAGTAGGTTTCACCCTATCATGCGTAGCAGGTGCAGCATTCGTTGGATGGACATCCTATCTCAACCATAAAGAGAACGTTAAGCGTAAAGACTTAATGAGACAGATGGATGAGATAGGCAAGCAGAGGTTCGTGCTTGATGGGAACTATACACAGAAAGAGAAGGGGTTTTAATACCTCTTCTCTTATTTTATTATTTAGCCTACTGAACCAACACTATTTGCTATGAACATGATTATTACAAGGCAAGACCGTTCAGATGCTAAGGATGCCAAGGAATTAGGCATTGGACTGAACGAGTATAAAGATGCGAAAGCATTGATATCCTTCACCAATAAGACTATCTCAAAGGCTGAGATACTGAACATGGTGAAGAATATGCATACTAGAGTAAGAGTATTCCCCAATTAGGGGAATATTCATACCACACCATCAATGGCGGAGCGTTGCTTACGCCTACGTATGATTATTTCGAATATTGATAATGCCTAGTACTAACTAATAAATTTACTACAATGGCAAAGATTAATTTTAACATGAATGTACCTTCAATAGAGGCTATTGAGGTTGAGATTCGTGAGATGATTACTAAAGCAGGTCGTTACGCATTCGAAATCGTAAAAGCCGAGATGACCAATTCAAGGGTTAAAACTGATGGTAGCGAGAAAGACAATCTCCCTTCCTACGTTGACGAAACCCCTGAAATCTACTTGGTGTTGAAAGACATCCTTACAGGTAGAACCCATGTACATCGCATGGCATTGGCATCATTCCGTAAATTCAAGGAGTTTACACCTGCTGATATCAAGGACAATAAAATCATCAATGATCCTCGTGATGGTTACGCTCTATTGAAAGATGGAAAGGGTAACCTACATCGTATTCCTGCTAACGAAGGGGATGGATACGAGGCAGTCCTTAACATCTTCTCGAGATTCACTACCGCTATTGGTATGCCAGTTGGTACCAAGCCAAGCGATTGTGAAGAGTTCAAAGGCAGATTCTTCAAAGGCGAACTGAAGGAGAATCATTACAATGCCATTGATGGTACCGAGAAAGACAGGCTTAAACTGTCACCATCGTTCTATCCTCTAACTGAAGCGGAATTGGAGCAGCTGCAAGAACTCGCAGGTGTAGCCCAATCCTTCAAGTAGCATCCAATAGCCCTCGAAAGAGGGTTATTTTTTTTACAATCAAGAGCCAATCCAACCCCTCGGTCAATGGCGGAGCGCAACGCACTCGTGTTGCCGCAGGCCCCGAAACTATGCGCTATCCTAAAATAGGCCAATCATGATATAGGTGCGTATATACACAAATATCATGCGAATTTATACCATATTTAGCGTATATACCATTTAGTAACTCATGCCAAATCGTATATACGTACCTAGAATAGCCATATCCAAGCGTGCCTCAGTGAGGCAGTTCAGGTAGAGGGGGATTCTATAAGGAATAGGTTCTTTTAGGTATGAGTTTAGGGGTTGTTAGAGGATTGCTTGGGTACACTCTAGTATAGAATGAATAGATACTAGTATTACTGTTAATATTGAATGTATACTATATTCTCTATATGGGACGTATTACTGTATACTACTGTCATGTATTATGTCTATATTACGTTAATACTACTATAATAGGTTCTAGTATATATATAACTATAGAATCTATATATACATATATACTAGAAAGTATACTTCTCAGTAATCATTATAGATATATTTCTTGAAGGGGTTAAAGGGGAAACTTCTTAGTCCTAATCGTATATACTCAAAAGAAGCGGATTATTATTTACACATTTAGTATATACGATTGGAACGTCAGTATTTATTCGTATATACATTAACCAGTCCTTTACCAGTCCTTTCTGCTGTTTTTTATAAGCATGAGGGCGCGGAAGTTGTAACCAAATAAGCTAAGAGTATATGGTACGAGTAGCAGTACCGAATAAGAAGTTTGTTCCTGATTACGTGTACGCGGCAATGTGGTACACCGTACAAGAGGTTGCCAGGATAACCGTTAAGGAACCCAAGAGAGTTGTTCACAGGGATGAGGTCGAGCACATGTTCGATGAGCATCTTGAGTATCTAAAACCAAACCAAACTAGCACGAAAAAGATTAGCCATATGACCGAAAAACAGCTAAACGAGCTACGCGATTTCAAGGAGAAAGCGTATAGAAGATGCATTAATAAATTCTTGGCGACCAATCTACGCAAGGATAGAGACCAGTGCCTGATTATGAAAGGTAAGCTACAGATGTTGGAGGAGATTGAAAACCCGAAGGGGAAGTACGATATTATTCTACCTAAATCTAAACCATCCTAAGTCCATGAGAGCATTGGTAAGAGAGCGTATTTGTATTCTCCACGAAAGGGTTAAAGACCTTAATCGTGGATTAAAGGTAAAGAATAGCTACCTTTACAACTCGTACAAGCAGCGAATTCGTGATACCTACGAGGAAATAGAGGTGCTGAGGAACATCTATTTCCTGCAGTACAAGGTGTACCCGGAAACAGATAAAACTAAAATCATCAACTATACCATAAACAAACGTAATGGATGAGAACTTAGATGCACTAAAGCATGATGCTGACATGAAAACATACGCTGAGGGCGAGGAACCTTGGCGTATGCAGTCGGCGGAAATAGGGTTAAGAATCGCTTTCGCTGACAACAATCAGGTTGTCATCATTGGGTCAAGAGAAAGTTTAACCGCAGAGAGAATAGTGCTTGCGCTGGAACGATTAGACCCTGATATCAAAATGAAGTATGTTGAGGCTTGCAAACTGTTAGTTGAGAAGGAGCGTAATGAACTGAATGAAGAGATTGAAAGGCTTAAAAAACTTAACGAGCAGTTTAGGCCAGAACCAATCGTCATCCATAACAGGTTGAATATCCCTGAGATTAAACGCATCGAAATAACTAAACCGCATAACATCAAGCACCACGAGTTTAAGCGGGTTAAACCGACCAGAAGAAAACGATAGATTTAAGCCATTGCACTACTACGATGTCTCCTAACAAGTCGCAAGCACAGAATATGGCTAGAATCGTCTTAAAAGTGGCAAAATGGGTATAGATTCGATGAGAGTCTATACCCGCTTTTGTCAGTTTATTATTTATGGATTTGATTAACTAATAACGATACTGACATGCAAAAAGTAACCATGTATAAGACCGAAAGTGGCAAGCTGTTTGATACCCAAGAACAGGCAAACTTTACTGAAGCAAAAGAGTTGCTTACCGATAAGCTAAACGAAATTGCAAGCAGAGAAGATGTTTGTGATGAAGAGCGTAGTGGTTTTGTTAATATTATCCTTGATAACACAGATGAGGTTAAAACACTGCTTGAAGCGTATCACAAACGAGTAACCGATGACTTACCATTCTAATCATGAGCAAATTCCAGCATAATACTCGTATGCTAAATACCACAACTGGTAGAAGCATTATATTTAAAGTAGTCTACGGATATGATGATGAGCAGGAAGAATTCTTTATCCAAGCATCATACGTAGGTAAAGGGGGTAGTGATTCCTTTATCCTTGACAAAGGGATAAAAACAACAAATACATCACCTGCAGAGATGTTCATGTTCTATACGCTACTGGGTGTATCAGAAGAGCATAAAACATTTCTTGCCCTTGACCTAAAATTCTAGCCATGACTGAACAGGAAAAAAGAACAGAAGCGTACTTCCAGCTATGGAAGAATAAGCACAAGCTAGAGTTTAAAGACGTGGCCCATCTATACCTGGGCTGCAAGCTTAAGCATAAGGATGGTAATGAGGGAACCCTTGACGCATTGTACACCAAATCCCATAAACCAGTGATATGCTACGATTGGGTGAAGTCAGACGTTGAGTTTGATGATGTGAAGCCAATGCTCAAGAGATTCACCGCGCTGAAGCAGGAAGATTTTGATAATCATCTTGGATGGGCACAGGTTGAAGGAAAGTATAAAGAGTTCGGTAATGAAGGAGATCCTGAGCTAGACGATCATAGTCCGTTTGATATGTGGTATCTACTCAGGCAAGGGATTGACCTATTCGAGTTAATTGATAGAGGTTTAGCAATCGAGGATAAATCAGAATAGTATGGCGAAAGACAAACACACACCTGCTCCGTGGGATGCACATAGCAGGCATCAGCAGAGCCATGAGATCATTATTGGCGCAAAGAATACACCAGTTATTGCTGTTGTTAGCTGTAGCCACGTATCCATCAACGAGTTTAAAGAGAATGGCAGGCTAATCGCTGCAGCACCAGAAATGTATGATGCGATGAAGCTGTTTTGTGATCGAGTTGACAGAGGCGAGGTGAGAAGTACCAAGACTTACAACCAGTTTAAAGAAATTTTAAATCGGATTGATGATGGAGAATGATTTTACGCCAGTTACCGTTAAAGATGTTCCAATGCATGGTGGATTAATTCTTTCACATTTATTGCGTAAAAATCGCAAAGGATAAGAGATTATTCATACATTTGAATTGATTTTTATAACCGAAGTTTAACGAAAAGGAGGACTAAGTATGAAAGGAACGTATCGTTTCTTGGCATTTTTGGCGTTGGCCGTAATGCTCGTGATGCCACCTGGAAATGGTTATGCGCACGAAAAGCAAGCATTTAACACCCAATGCACCGATATTGTGCAACCCGATTTGAGCGTAAACCACTTTTCGCCTGTTATCCTTGAAGTAGCGGATAACCCGAGTGCATTCTGCACAGGCGAATTATGGGTATATAGTGCGCTTAAGGAGCAAGCAATGGATGTGGTGCTCGCGGCAAGGCCGAGTCCTATGACAACGTTTATATTCAACGACAAGATACTGCTAACAGATGTAAATAGTAAAGGTCTAACATATTTTGAGTATGGACTAAGGCGAACGTGCGAAGCCAATTTAATAGTCTAAGAGTAAAAGATGTTCGTCATTAAAGTATAAGGTTGGGTTAACTCCCAACCTTATTTTTTTTGCTATATGACGATTAATTATTTGCAGATTTGATAAAACTTAAAACCAACAGACAAATGCCAAAAACATTACCTACTGATGTCAAGATGAGTAATTTTCGGGATAAGATGAGTTCTGCCTCAAAGTGCGCTTCATTTTGCAGAGCAAAGAAGAATTACTCTTCATGTGCTCTATGTACAGAAGAGCCAAGCTGTGATACCCAAAAGCGTTATAATAACGCATTAACCAAGCTAAAAGAATTGGAGGGTAACAATGATTGACCTAACTGAAGGTGGCTTGGATAAAGCCAAGGAATTCGCTAAGCGGATTGGTAAGGAGGATAACCTCAACCAATGGCTTGAGCATCTAGATCAGGTGGATAAAAACAACCCTGAGATAGAGACAGTGCTAACCAACGATTTTGTACCCTTTTCCTTCGAGTTCTATCGTAGGGAAAAGGTAGGCCATCGTTTTAGAGGGAATGGTGGACTAATCTACCACGGACCATTGGAAGATAGAACTAAACCACAAACATTTGCAATCCAAATCGATCCAACCGATGGTTGGTCAATACACACGTAGCATGGAAGATATAGAATACAAAGGGTACACCATCAAGCTAGAGCAGGATGAGTGTCCTGATTCTCCTGACAACTGGGGGAATACCGATGTGTTCCTTGTGTACGACCATCGTGACTTTACAGTTAAGCGGGATGGTTTTGAACCGAGGAAGGTATTTGAGCATATTAACGCCAAAGAACCGCTTAAAGAGAACTATACCGATGACGATGAGTTTAACATGGACTACAATGATTACGCTGAATCTATTGATCTGAAACTTAAAGAGTGTTTCATATTTCCAGTGGATGCGTACATTCATTCAGGAGTTCATCTTTCATTGGCGGGTACTCGAGATTATCCTGATAGAAGATGGGATGTATCCACGACAGGATTTGTTATCGTGGATAAGAAGGAGTGGGATTTCGACGAGTGTAGAAAAAGAGATTCAAATCTAACTGGTAAAACAGATGGTGAAATTGCTCGATACTACGCTGAAGGACTTATCAAAACTTGGAATCAGTATCTAGGTGGAGAAGTTTACTACATGGAGGTTCTTGATCCCGAAGGTAATCTATTCGATTCGTGCGGTGGCTACTACGGTAGTGAAGCACCCATCGAAAAGGCTAAAGGCGAGATTGACATGGCCATTGAATCAGAACTTAAAGAGCATGCTCGTAAGACCCATTACAATAGGCTTACACGTTTAATGGTTATAGATACAATATTCACCTATTTTTGTGGTTTTGCAGCTATCCTAACAATTGGTTATACGTTATACCATCTAAGCGAATCGGAGAAGCGTAATGAGTTCTTTATCCTTATCGCATTCATTGATATCTGCTTTGCAGTGTACTACGATAGTAAACACCGAATTCATAAGAAAGAGCGTGATGGGTATGCCACAAATCGTTAATACCTGGAAGTGTAACTTCAAGTGTGAGCATTGCCTATGGTCGTGCTCACCTACCCGCAAGGGCATGGTGTCAAGATCCGATATCATCGAGTTTGTTCGTGAGATAGCCAAGTATAACGATGAGTTCATTAACCTATTAGGCGGTGAAACATTTATGCATCCGGATATTGTATGGCAGGTCGAATACCTAACAGGGGTATTCGGTAGCGTTCGTATTGTGACCAATGGTACCATGCTATTCAAACCGATTGGTGAGGATTTCCTTGAGCATTTCATGGGAAATGATAAAATATACATCATGGTATCAGACGATCCGTTCCACGAACGGTACTGGCCTGAAGGGTTTACCGCACAAAAAGCAAAGCGGTTGATTGAATCCTATGATATCAGAACGGAGGAAGATAATCGACGTAAAATGCGTGAACCGTACCAGTACATCGGAAGAGCCAAGAAGAATAACATTGGCGATCCTGATATGGATAATGTGACCTGTTGGGATGATGATATTCGGATAGATCCATGCTTACTACCCAATGGAGACATCTCAGCTTGTTGCCAAGGAAAATGTATCGTAGGCAGGGCAGGTTACCATTCGTATGAGTATATGGAAGAGAAGTTCCAGCACCATATGAGAGGTAAAGTCAGGTCTAAGCTGAAATGCCATAAATGCGTTTCACGGATAAAAACAAATTAGTATCTTTACCCTTCACCAAATCTAAACGCCATGGGAAAATGTAAAGGCAAAGGAAAAGGTAAGGGTAAAGGTAAATAACCTAACCGACTAGGGATGGCTGAATAGCTCGGTCATCCCTTTTAATTCCTACGGAAATGGATAAAAACGATTTTATAAAGCTAAAAGATGAACACTTCACCTACATAAACAAGGCGTATACACAGGAACGATGGGTATCAAAGGATGGTAAGCTATATATCGCATCAGATGATGGGTTTAACTACACCATGATACACGTTGCTCAGTTAAATGGACAAGGTGAACTACTGTACGATGCGTACTACAAGCACAACCATTCTTCCTGTCCTATCTATACATTTGAAGAGGCGCTGAAAGTGCTTAACAAGTTAAAACCTGAAGTTGAAGGTCGATTTATTGTCCATCCTTCACAGTTTAGAAAGGATAGCGACTATAAAGAGTATATGAATTACCTAAAACCGATAAACACATGAATAAACATCAATTTAGAGCGATTCGTCACTCGTTTGAAAGAGATAAGATATACCTCAAGGGAGGTGAGTATCATAATGACCTTTTAGATCATCCATTAATGCGAACAAAAGTAGAGGATATTGTTCTTAACGGAAAAAAAGTGAATAAAAAGGATATTCGTGTTCAGTACGAGTTGACCAAGGGAAAGAATGTTTATAAAACTTACAGCTTTGACTATAAGCATACCAGTCAGTACTTGTATATTATAACCCTTAATGATAGAATTATCTACTGGACAACATCTTCTATCTTTAGACCTGCTAGCGATTCATTCCATATTCTTACCGAGGTGTATCATTACTATTTTGTTCCATGGCAGGGAAGCTGGCAGTGGGCATCTAAAGACGATTTTGACTGTATTGAGCATTACTGGGATAACTATGATTGGAAGAATGATAAAATCTACCTAAGAAGTCATTTATCTTCATATCGCTTAGAAATGCTTGAAAAGACAGGCAAGGTTTATATTGATAAATGTATATGTCCTATTTTTGACGGACATCTTGAATTACCTAAAATGACACATTGGTTATGACAGAACCGACTATTCCAGTAGTAGAACCACAAATTCCTTGTGGATTCTTAGAACAGATTGAGATTAAAAAGGTCAAGCATGGTGCTCATTGGTACGATCTCGCATTCATGAAAACAGTGCCGACTGACCGATACTACGTGCTGAAACGAGCAAGGATAACCGTTATTACCTATGGCCAAGAGCAAGCCATACAGGTTGAAGGGATTGACATTTCAAGTGGAGATCATATCCTCATCACGAATCCTTGCGCTGTATTCCATTTACCGAAACCGTTATACCTAAGCGAATAATTATTTAGAGTATTGGTAAAACTAACAATAATTGCTTATATTTACAATTATGTACGTACTCACAGGTTCAGTGCGGGTTCGATACCATTTCGATCCCAAGGACAAAGTTCCCATCTGTTTTGACTACTCAGTGTACGAAAAACAGGGTATGGGCATTGAGCATTACGCTCGTATTCGTATGGCAAACGCTAAATCCCAAATTCTAAAGGCCAATGGAAATAACAACAATCACCGCTAGAAAGGTTAAGAACATTCAGAACTTCGAAACGATTACCGCAGAGGTAACCGCAGTACTCGAACCAGGGGATGATCCAACCGAATGTTTTAAATCCTTGCTCGTCTACACGACGGAACTATCTGAGCTCGATCCAACAGCGATTAAGATAGCCAGAGAGGATGCTAAGAGAAAGTAGTGCTATGCCTGACATGCAAACATCTGTTGGTTGATCACACCATGTATGGGCATTCCTACATGGAGCAGAGGTAACCGGTCTAAAACCCGTCAAGCCTCTGTTCCTTTTTTTTAAGGGCGGCAAATGGCATACAACGTGACTGTGGTAAATTGGCGGTTGCTGATACCATTACATTAATAAATAGTAACAGTATAAACTAACAATTACGAGCGATGATAAAAACTTAACGTTAATGGAAACCATAGCAACATTAACAGACTTAATAGAAATACTTAGGGATAAATCAAATAGCATCCCAGACGGATTAAAAGAAAATAGAGCCAGAAAAGATGCTTATGTGGATTGCATTACGTTAATGCGAGAGCGTGTGCAAAAAGTATCTAAAGAGGCTAGCAACTGCAATAAACCCGCTGTTAGCAAGTGCGAGGATGTCGAGCGTGAGGCTCTGTTGCGTGATTATACAGATTGGTTATGGATTAATCATAATATTTTAACCAATGTTGATAACAACGAAGTAGCACTTAAACAATATTTATCACGCAATAGTTGCTAACGATGGTGCTATACGTTCGGTTTTGCTTGAAGAAACTATCAATTAAGCACGAAACTATCTGCAAAACTGACGTATAGCACGTGTTACCGCCCGTTTTTGTTTGTTGTCTAAAAATAATTAGAAATATTTTGAAAATAATTACAAAAATACTTGCAAAATAGAAATATGCGTTGTATATTTACATCATGAAACAACAACAAAGCTGTTTCACTAAAAACTAAAAAAATGGCAATTTTAACAATCATCGAAAAAACAAACAACGCTGGCGAACCTGTAAAACATGGTGAAACCTTAGTAATTGATAGTGAAAAACTAATTGGCGTTGCTACAAAAAGCTTATATGTACGCAAAGGCTTTAAAAACGGAACTTTATTTTTAAGCCAAAAAGGTAACGGCGCAAACGGTGCTGGCGACATTTGCAAAATAAATGAAGATGCTGAACTTGAAGTAAACAGCAAGTTATTTGACAGATTAACCGTGTATGCTGAAAAAGCAAACGCAATTGTTAAATAATATGAACCGCCAAAACGTAATAGTAGTAATTGCCCCAACTTTAGAAGTTTGGGGCAATTTTAAAAAGTTGTGTGAGGCTAAAGGCTTTGATATATTACCATATCATTCTTTAAAATCGAAGCCTTTTCCGATTATTCACAACGGATGGACAATTCACAAAGTTCCGTTTCTTTAAATGGGCGGTAACGGTCGGGTATATGACCAGCCCAGCAGGAACTAACTTTTGAAACGAAATGAATAATTAAATATTTTTTAAGGGGGCAATTTTAAAATCTTAAACTAAAGAACAATGAAAAAAGAAAAATGGATTTATGAGAATAAGTGGATGATATTCTACTTTACCAACAGTTTTGATATAAGTTTTGAACTGTGCGGTTATTTTGATAACAGACCACGAATAAACATTTGCTTGGTGTTTTTTCGCCTTGCAATAATTTTACCATTTAGAAATAAATGGACTGATGAATGTGTTGCTCCGAAATGGGGAATTGCTATTCATAATAATACCTTTTGGATTTACAAAGGCGGAAAAGGAAATATGAATGGTGGTAATAAGTGGTGGACATGGAATATTCCTTTTATAACTAAAGATTGGGTAAGAACATCAATCCTGTTGAAAAATGTACAGGCAGAGTCTTTTGAGCATATTGAAGTTTGGGAGCATGAAACAAGAGGAAATAACAAAGAGTTTTATAAGGAAGAATGGAAACAAAAGCAAAAATCTTGGACTTATGACTATACGGATAAATACGACAATAGCATAATACCTACAACTATTTACGTTGAAGAAAGAGAATGGAGACCTAGATGGTTAAAATGGACTGGATTATTCAAATCAGTTAATAGAACTATTGATGTTCATTTTTCAAAAGAATGCGGTAAAGAAAAAAGAAGTTGGAAAGGTGGAACAATTGGATGTAGTTATTCATTACTACCAAATGAACACCCATTGGATTGCTTAAAACGCATGGAGAAAGACCGCAGTTTTTAATTTTATGGCTGCGATAGCAGACAAAGTGTGTAAGCAAAAAAATATTTAATTATTAGTTATCAAGCGATAATGAAAACTATGAAACTAGAAAGGGTTGGTTATATACCCTGTTGTATGGAGCGAGGCTTGTGCGTAGGCTTCCGTTTGCCGCTTCATCAGGTTTCAAGTTACAAGAACCATTGGCGGCAAATGGCATACAACGGTTGCAAATTAAAAATGTGCGACCCAAACAATGAACTTAGTTATTAATCAACAGCAAAGCATAGATTTAATTTGCTGTTATAAAACGTTAAAGTGCGATGGCAAATAATAGTGAAATTAATAAGAAGGTGCGTGAGGCTGAATCAGCTTTGAAACAAATAAAGTTACAATTATACGACCCCGAACAAATAGATAAAGTAAATAAGAAAGCCGTATTGGCGTGGGTTGCTGAGGTAAAAAGAATATTAAACCGCAAAGAAATTGAGGTGTTATTGCGGGATGGCTAATGTTTTATAACGTTGGTGGTTGGCGTTCGTTGCCGACCTTAAAATTTAGTACAAACTTTAATTGAAACATAAAACATGAAAAACCAGAACATTATCAACGAAGAAAAAGGCAATGACGTTAACCACGTGTTAACGGCTGGCTTTATTGATGATAAAATTCTCGATAAGGCAATTGAAACATGGGGAATAGATGCTCAATTAGAAATGGTAATTGAGGAATGCTTAGAACTTGCATTGGCGTTGCAGAAATTAAAGCGATTACGTGGCGATATGACGCAAAAAGAAAAGAATGTTATTGATGAAATTGCCGATGTAAAAATAATGATTAAACAGGCTGAAAAGATATTTGGTTCAGAGCCAGTAAATGAGCGTGTTGATTTCAAAATGAATCGGCTTAACGAAAGGTTATCGGAGGGTGTTGCTTAGCTTGCCGTTAACGGTGGTGGTATGGTTAGTTGCCGATTGCGGACTACTTTCCTATCAAATTACACAAAATTACAAGCGGGTGGTAACGCTTAAAATTAGTACAAACACGGCAATTAACTATACCACGGGTTATAGCCAGTTAATTTTAATCAAATGGATATAAAAGAACTATGCAGACTATGTGATAAATATGGCTCAAATAAGCTATCGTTAAAATTGAAATATTCGGAATTAAAAGATAGGTTAGAAAATGGATGGGAGAAAACGTCCATTGGGATAAGACAAATAGAAATAGCTATTAAGAATTACGAAACTGAAAACGCTGAAATTGAATCAAAGATTAAAGATGTGGCAACGGTTTCTTTTAATTGGCTATAACGGCTGCAAATTAAAAATCGTGCGTGAACATGCAACGCACATAGTATCAACAGACAGCAAAGCATGTTTTTAATTTGCTGTTATAAAACGTTAAAGTGCGATGGAAGAGGAATTGTTTAGCAATGTTAAAAAGCCTGAATACATTTTGTGTGCAGCAATACATTTTGATGATGGTATTAAACACGAACACCAGCCAAGGAATATCGAAAGTGGTTTTGTAGTTTGCGGTAGAAGGCATCACAATTGCTATGTAACAGCATTTATTATTAATGGCAACGAAAGTATGGCACATAGGATGAATGAAGCAAACGGAAAAGCCACGCAAGGCTTTTTAACAAGTAAGGATAGATTTTTAGACCGCAAACAATCAGCAATATTGGCGGTAGAACAAAAGCAAACTTATAGGGATACTGACTTGTTATTTAGCGAAGATTTATATTAACAGCCGTGCGGTGGCTAATGTTTTATAACGATCCGGCGGTTGAACACGTTTAATAATAAAATTTTGATACCACATGAAAGATTTTAAATTAATTGAAATAAGCAGATGTAGACTATCATTTGCTTGGTATGATATATGGATAGGATTATTCATAGACAATATTAAAGGTAAAATATACATCTGCTGCTTAATGTTTTTACTTACAATTACAATTAAGAATAAGAAAATTTAATTATTAAATGGGTTTAACTGTCTGTTACGTACCTGTTGCAAGCAAACGCAACAATGTGAATAGGAATTAAAGAATTTCGTACTACCCAACCGCCGGATCGTTACATGCCATTGCGGGATGTAGCGAAAGGGCAAAAGTAAAAATGAGACTTATGAAAAAACCTAAATCAAAATGGGATGTGCAAATAACTTGCAAGCATTACCGAGCAGATTTTTCAGGGATATGTATGAGCAAGTTGCAACCAGAAGTGTTTTGTGTAAAAAGTTGCAAGGTATTTGAGTTAAAAGACAAGCCAAAAGTTAGTGCGAGCAATGGCATGTAACTACATATAAACGTAATGCAATTCTGTGCAATCCATACAAACCAGTAAATACAATGCTTAACAAAGAAAAACTACACAACATCAGCAAACTTTCCTTTGAGGATTGTCAGCTAATTTTGCACGAAATTGAAGAGCGTTGGGGTGTGGTCCAAATTGAACAATATTGCGACATAACCGGAAAAGGCAAGAGGGCTACATATTATAACGCTAAAGATAATCGAATTAAGCAGTTTGATTTTGGAGGAAAGAAACATTTATGTATTAATGACTAATAAATTAATCATGAAAAGAATAAGCTTTGTTTTGATGTTGCTGCTACTAGCAACGACTATGGTTGGTCAGGTTACTCGTGTTCGGGCGTACTCATGTGCGACTGCAGAGTATAGCGTGACCAATAAAGACTTTGTATGGAAAGAGAATAAGGATTGTAGTGTTTTAGGTATTATAGGTGATTATACCATTAATATTTACGCACAGCAACCGTTATCCCTCAGCAAGGTCGCTGCTGATTCAATCCGAACAGTAAACGGAGTGGATTGCATCAGCTACCAATGCGTAGACAACGAAGGAATAGCCTGTGGTGCAATCATATGTATTGACAGGAATCGAAAATTTACTATCTTCGTGAAGTACGCGGATTACATTTTTGCTTACTATTGTACGGAGGAAATGTTATGAATAGCATTACTCCCACTAAGGATGATTACGAGTAATATCTGAACAGGATGGAGCATGACCGAGAATCATACATCATGGATGGTAAACTTCAGACGAAGTACTTCATGAATGGCAAATACGGAACGTGCCAGCGAAAGCACGATCCCATCGCTTTTAACGTAGGATATAATGATTACTGCAGAGAGTATAAATCAAAATCCTAAAACCAACCAATGAAAAGGATTAAAGTAACATCACACATGATAGCCGAGATTGGCTATGACGACAGAACGATGGTTCTCGAGGTAAAGTTTTCCAACGACAGTATATACCAATACCTCAAGGTACCTAAAAGCGTATATACCCAACTACTTCGTGAGAAGTCGGTAGGTAAATATTTTACGGAGAAAGTTAAACCCATTTACGTTTGTAAAAAATTAGCAGTCTAATGAAATTAGATCAACTAGAACAACTCCATACGGACATCGAAGTGGTGTCCGAAATGGAGAAGTTTCGGCAGTACACCTTTGTCGGAACAAAGAATGTCTATCCAGGTCATAGCCTATTCTGTCTTAACCTTGCGGATGGAGAGATATCGAGGGCGACTTATGATGCTCAGGTAGAGTTTGACTTTGCCACCAAAGGGCCGATGATAAAGGGCAAGATTATCACAAAAGACTCATTCCTTTACATTACCGCCCTCAACGAAAAGAACGCCTTAAAACACTTCGAAAGGATGCTTAAAGAAGTTCGTACCGTTGCCCAGTTTATCCGGGATTACCCATTGATGAACCTTGAAAACTTTAAGCATTGGGATATCCTGAAGCTGATAGGATTCGAGCTATTCAAGGATGAAACCCGAAAATCAGCCGCTTTCGTAGAACACATGTATTTCACCAAGAAGATTGCTGATATCAAGAAGATTGCAGGTGAACGAGTTTCTGTCATGGATATCGTACCCTACTTTACTCATGGAGAGGTTTACTACGAGGTGGGTATCGTCAATAATCGGTATATGCTATTCCCTGAGAAGTGTAGCGAATCTGATTTAGCTGAACTGCTCGTATTCGCGTTTTATAACTTCAATGACCTTATCAAGAAGGATAAGAATCTGTCACCGAAGTATAAGAAAGCGTTTAACGATAAGTGGTACTGGCTGACCATGCTGGAAGAGGATGAACAGAAGGATTTTAGTAAACTATTAAAAAAGCATTTAGATGTCAACAAGACTGAGCGACCACAAACCGATACAGGAGGAATTGACTGATGAGAGTATCATCACCTTCGGTACGCACAAGGGCAAGAAACTAGCAAATGTGCCCGCTAGGTACTTAATATTCCTATACGAACAAGGAAAGCTACCCGATAATCTAAAATCATACATCATTGATAACTGGGCGCTTCTCAAAAAACAGGAAAGGGAAGAATATGTGTTCCAAAAACCAACCAACCGAAGATTACTCTAAGAAGGATCAGGAAATGAATCTAGCGTTTAACAAGGCGCAAAAGGTAATCGTTAGTTGTAAAACAGTAGAGCAGTGGTATATTGCGGAAGAGTACTATCGTCTATTCAAGAATATGTGCTGGAAAACGAATAGGCATCATAACCTAAATTTCATCGTACATCAACTGCTCGTAGTAAAACGTTCTCAGCTCGAAAACGAACGAGCATACCCTCAACCTACTTTCAAGCGAGTGAATATTGATGGGTTTGACGTATCGTACATTCCAAATCCGAAGTTAGACGTATAATTATTTACACATTTGAATCAATTCAAGAGACCAATGGAGAATAGTGAAATTATTTACAAACTTGAAGGTGATGGCAAGGCGAGTCTAATCTCGCTGGACCACCTTCGCGAGAGCCAACTCGTGCGTATGCAGAATGGTAGGGAAATCATTTCTCGCCCCATACAATCATGGGAGCTGATTGATAGGATTACCAACCAGCTTGGCGAAAGAGGAATTCCTCATGCGTTGGATAATATCTACGTGCAGAAGTCAGAATCACAACAGATTCTTACCTCAGCAGAACGTGGTATCTACACTGCAGAGAATACTCCGATATCAAAGTGGCTGTTTAACCAGCTTATCACCAAGATTAACGTGAACCCTGCAAGGGAAGGTGATACCAATACCTCAATCGCTTTATCGTTCAATAAGAACGGTGTGCTTGTGGCCTTTGGACAAAACGTTAGGATATGCTCAAACATGTGCGTATTCGGTAAGAACCTAATGACTACCTATGGTCAGAATAAGGTTCCTTTCGATAAAATGCTTGAGGTGTTAAACCACTGGCTTGATACAATGGCAGAGAAGGAGCAATTCGACCTTAGAATGATTGAAGGAATGAAGAGCGTGGAGATTGATAAGGTATCAGAGGTAGACCGTTTGGTAGGTAACCTATACCGTAAATCGGTTGAGCAAGCCTATGGTAGCGTTGTAGCGCCATTTACTATGACTCAAATGAGCGTGCTAACTCAGGATATCAACAAGCGGTTGAAGGAGGATTCGAGATTGGGTACTGTTTGGGATCTATACAATATAGGTACTAACCTGTACAAGCCAACCGATGTGGATATGGTGAATATCTACCATGCCCCTAAAGTATGGTACGATGCGATACTTGAGGAATATCCAGTACTGATGGAAATGGCTAATCAAACCTATTTCACACCAGTTGAGGATTTAACGAATCAGGCATTCGTAGCAACAGGAAACGAAGTAGCACCTGACCAAGAGTTCATGTAATGAAAATCTATTCCCTTGATGATGTTTTCTTCTTCGGAAAGTTTAAAGGGAAAACGATGAAGGAAGTTCTCGATAGCTCAGATGGCAAAAATTATGTCAAATGGGCTATCGGAAAATCCATGCTTGCCTTAGACGAGGAAGCAAAGACGTTCGCGAGAACAGGCAAGATAGTAGAGAAGCCAAAGGTAGATATAACGACCTTGGACTTTTGGCAAAGATTGGTTATTCAAGGTCCAAGAGATGATTGTCCATTCTAATAACAAACAAATAAATTTATGGCACCTGTAAAAGGATTTTGTGTTCTAAACTCACATTCGGATGACGCTAACGCGCCCGTAAACAAGTTAACCATCGGTAAGAAGTATGGTTTTGAAAAGGAAAAGATTAACGATGCTATTGGCTTCGGGTATACCATCATTGATGGTGTAACTCAAGTAAAGCTGAAACAATCTTCTTTTGAACTATACTTCAGCGAAGTTGCTGCAAGTACAGAACAGAACAAAGTTGTGGAAAAGAGCAATGAAGTCATTAAAGGCCCAACCGAAGAGAAAGGGAATGCTGCAATAAAACCCGGAGTTGGGGTTATCTTCGACCTATCAGGTTGGGAATCGGTATGTGATATCATCGAGAAGTTAACGCTTACTCCAAGTGCTACACAACCCAAGAGGATTGATTTGCTCATCACGATTAAACCTGGTATTGATGTGACCATGTTCGGTACTGCTCAGGAAATCATGATGAACGTGCTACCTCAGATTAAGGAATTCGTTTCCGTTAAGGCTAAGGTTGCCGATCTTCAAGCGTTAATCGAGCAGAAGATATCTCTCGAGAAGGAAGCTGTTAAGATAGCCGAGAAGAAAGTGGCTGATGCGAAGAAACCTGATGTAAAGAAGGAGGATGCCGCAAAGACGACCACCAAGACTACAGTAAATAAGGGTAAAGCTGTTGATACTACTCCTAAGAACGAGTTGTTCAACCAGAACGAATCCAACCCTGATGAACCTAAAGAAACTACCGAAGCAACAGAAACCGACCAAACAGAAGAAAACTGGGGATAAACTATGGCACTACAAAGAGCAGTAAGAAACTTCATCATCAATGACGGTAAGACAAAGATTACCGAGAAAGATCCTTTACCCGGAGGTTCAGTCATTGAGGTGAAAAAGATTCTGTCGGGAAAGCACCCATCAATTACAAACGCAACCGTAATCGGTCCAACACAAGGGAAGAATGGCGAAGTTGACTATGAATTCCGAACAGTTGCAGGCGAAAAAGGATAGTTTTAATCCAAGACGACACTTTAAACGATGGGCGAGGCAACAGAACAAGAAATCGCCAAGAGAGTTTTCAAAAGGATTAGAAAGCCGATTGGAACTTCCCGAAGTAAGCAAGTACCCAATTCGGGAGGCTGGCGGGATGTACCCGGTTGGCACGATGATATAAGAAAACTTATTGGTGGTAAGATAAAATGGAACCCGTTAGAGTATAATCTAGCGGGTTCTCGTTTAGAGCTACACACCCCGAAAGGATGGCGAGAAGCAGCCATCTTTGTTTACGAGGTATACCGTTTAGTTTGTCCTACTGAAAAAGACTTGGTAACCTCTAAGGTTGATCCGAGTAAGTTAAACGTTCAGGAGTACATTCAGTTTTTTTCAGAGCTAATCAAGAAACACATTCCGACAGATATGCTTACTCATTACGAAGCGAGTGTTGGCAAGGATATCGAGATGTACCTTAAAGCCGAGTATAAGGTTGACCTAATGGGTATAGAGGATGTCTTTAGGTGTAGTACTAAAATACTACTATCCGTCTACGAGGATGTTCCGGCTCAGGATGATCTAGTCCGAAAATCAATGCTCGAATCAGGGTATTCCTACAAGAAAATAGTTAAGCTGATTACCTGGGCAATCGAATACATTGCCTATATCTACGATTTCTCTAGCGACCAACGGCAAAGTGAGCTGATGGAGATGGAGATGGGTATAGATGACGATGGTTGTCAGACGAATATGCTCAAGATGATAGAGCTAATCAAAGAGGCCAAAGAGCGTGTTGACTTCGATGAGACTGACTTTTGGGAATGGCTAGAGGAATTGGAAGGGAATGATGATAATGATATCGATAGCAGTTTCATCTACCTATTACGATGTAGAAGTGAGCAGGATCATACCAGCTACCAAATGATTACAGGGCAGTATGGCGAGATGGTGACGAATAATAGGTTTGTCTACAAAGCCCAACAGAAAATGACTACAATGCTCTCTAAAGGGTTACGCTTGGAGTATTACGAGAACTTCTACCGAATAGGTGGATTTTTAGTAAAATGGTTAACCCATATGAAGGCCAACCTAGTCATGAATGTTAGGGTAGAGAATCTAACCGCCTTACTTGTTGAAGAGATTGAAAAGGTTCGTAAGGATAGACAACTACTTCACTACTTTCTAATCGAGAGTCAGGAGGATGATAGTGGGATAGACGAATCGGCATGTTCTTTAACATTCTTTCGCGATAGAATTCGTCAGTACTATAACATATTCTACGAATCGAGCTACTACGATGATTGGAGAATGGAGCATTACCACGATATGATTTGGAAGGATGGCGCTGACCTGTTTGAGGAAATATGTGCGGATGGATTTCAGATTAGAAAGATCAACGGTACATATCGGTACGAAAAGATAAACCAGGAGTACAAAAAAATTTGGAAGTACATTGATGTCTTTTCGGAATCAGCACTAGTATTCATGAATAATTTTAACGAGCTGTATAGCAATGAAAAAAGCCCAACAAGAATATAACTATAAACAGTATCTCGGTGAATCGGCATCAGAACTAATATCCACGAAGGTAAAACTTAAGTATGTTATGGCTTGTTTCGCGAGAACAGACGGAAAAGAGTACTATGAGATCGCTGAAGTAAAGCATGGCCTACTTGGTAATTTCGTTCCGGTAACGATTAACTTTATGGTACGATTTGCCAAGAACATTCTACGAGTGGTCAGGCAGGAGAAGGAGAAGAATTTTCTTCCTGAGCAGATGCTCATATTCCGATTTCCTGTTCTCTTCCTCTCGAGAAGTTTAAAGTCAATCATGTTCGTCGATGAACCTGCAAAGGAAAAGTGGATATACTACAAAGGCGAAAAGAAACTGCTGAAGAATGTTCCTAAGTTCTACTATCTAATCGAGGGTAGTTCGCTGTACGTCTACGAACGTAAAGGAGCAGGGTTCGTTGGTTGCAATCTACCCAATATTGGTATGAGTGGTAATGTTTGTATGGGAGGTTCTGTAACGTTAAAGGATGGTATGACCATTGGTGAAACGATGGATGCTTACTACGATGCGTTTTGGGCATCCTCATTCAATAGTCATGCTGATGCAACTGGATTCAAATGGGCAAAGGCAAAATCCTTTACCTATAAGCAGAGGGATATGGAACCATTTCAACTTAAAACGAGCATACGATGAAAATATACGCAGGTGATTTACTACCCGAACGGATGCTTATCAACGTAGTCGTGATAGGTACAGGTGGAACAGGAGCACATCTAATCAACCGATTGGTATCAGTGAATGAAACGATAATCCGATTAGGCTATAAAGGAATAAAAGTTTGGGCCTTCGATGGGGATAAGATATCCTCAACCAATGTTGGTCGTCAACCATTTTCTCATGGCCAGGTTGATCAGATGAAGTGTCAAGCGCTGATTGAATCGATTAACCATGTCTACGGATTTCAGTGGGAGTACTTTCCGGTGATGTTTGATAGCGAGGTCGCAAAGTATATCGGTCATTGGGATGATGATGATGAGGGGATAACCATTTCATGCGTGGATAATATTCCCGCACGAAGAATGATTCAGAAAGTACCGTTATTTAGGCACTGGATGGATATTGGGAATGGTCGTGATTTTGGCCAGATTATCTTTGGACAATTCTCAGATGAGATTGCCAAACGTAGGGCAACCCATGTATTCGATGTATTCCCCTTCATGGAGGATATGATTGGAAGTAAAGAGGAACAAGGCCCAAGTTGTTCTGTATTCGAAGCGCTAGCTAAGCAGGATTTATTTATTAACCTACACATGGCCACCTTTGCTGCAGGGATGATTAAGGACTTTATCTGTAACCTTTACCTACCCTACAATCAGCTTTACTTTAATCTAGGTGAAATGAATATTAATACGGTATAGATGGAAACGAGATACCTTGTAATCGTCAGTGGTAGTGAACTAGTCAATACCACTGACTTTTGTGTTGCTCATGAAGCAGCACGATTATACCGAGAAATCGGTTGGAAAGATGTAAAAGAAAAGGAGGAAAAACGATGAGCAACAAGAAAGGATTAGAACCAGCATTCCCGATAGCCTATAAGAATTACGGTTCATTCGGAGAAACTGAGGATCATGAATGTGGTGTTTCTAAAGCGGTATAGTACCGCTTTAGAAATGTTTACGCACCATCATGGGATAACCATGAAACAGGCATTTGAAATGGCTGATGAATTCATGGAAGAGGAAGAGAAATGAGCGATTTCTTTCCAGCGTATCAGCTACGTTTAAAACGAGTGGATACAACACTAAGAGGAATGGCATTTGAGCTAAAAGAGAAAGGGTGTATAGTTTACGCCCCTTTTAGCTCACCAATGATCTCGTTTATCCTGGCAGTAAAAGAGGACAAGCACATTGTCCTTGAATTCGGAGAAGTTCCGTACCGATGGTCACTTTACGCAGAACACGATCCATCACCGAGTAAAGGAAGTAGTCACAAGATTGCTTGTATCTACACGGATGATCTTTTGTTTACTGCAGATCAAATGTTAGAGCTAATGGAGCAAAACCCGAAGAAGATGATGTTAAACCATTTACATAAACTTTAGGATAAGGGGTGCAATTTTGCATCCCTTATTTTTGGTATATACGATTTATTGTGTAAATTTGTTGCTAGAATAACCAACGGCTAACGCCAGAACCATAGTATTAACTAATCTAAACGTAATGAAAAGACTATGCTTACTACTACTATTAATCCCAATAGCGTTATTATGCTATGCCCCGAATGGTTTAGAACCGTTTATCGTATGGGAATCAAAACCAATATCAATAGTTCCGCAGCGTAAGGAAACCCTACTTAGGATAACCTATCTTGCAGAACGACCAAAGAGCAAGAAAGCTGCACTACAGGCGTACTATAAAGAGAATGCGGTAGGCATACTTCAGATAAGACCAATCATGGTGAGAGCCTGTAATGAGATTGTTGGATATCAGAAATACTTCCTTGCAGACCGAAGGGATAGTCTAAAATCGATTGAGATGTTCTTTACCTTCATGGATAAGCATAATCCGAAGTATGACCTTGAAAAGGGTGCATACCTTTGGAATGGAGGTGAAGGGTACGAGAAACAACCGTTAAAGTATCGACTTGATGTTGTTCGCTACTGGATGGCTGTCCGAAAACACGTTTAATTATTTAACCCTTGAATAATATTAAATTAACGACAATGGCAAGAGAAGATGAAGAAGATCTAAAAGATTTTCCACCTGAAGATGTCGACATCCAAATTACGAATAGTGACTGCTGTGATGCACCGACGACAACCCTAGATGGAATGCTAACCTGTACCCAATGTGGTGAGACATGCAATCCAAAATAGTAACCCTAGAAGTATCCGACGAGGAAAAGTACTTCGCGGCATGGCTGGATGAAGCAATGAAAGAGGAATTGGTAGAGGGATATACCCATCAACCAATTCCTTTTAAACTCTCACCAGAAATAGCGTTCCCTGAGAAGAAAGGGAAGAAAGAGATTAAGAACCTACTCCTTAACGACCACGAGTACAAGGCTGACTTCAAGATTCATTGGGGGCAGAAAGCCTTTGATATTAAGCTGGTCAAGTTTATTGGGGATAATGCAGCCGAAGGGCTGTTTGAGTGCCAGATGTTCCACGAGAAACCAATATCAGTGGTTGATGTAAAAGGCGCTTTCGGAGGGAATAAGAATGATATGCGATTCCCGCTTAACCAGAAATGGGTGTACGATAAGTACAAAATCTACGTGCAAAAAATCGTACCATTCGGATCGGGAGCAATGAAGAAGTGTCTATTCCATAAGACTTGGACACCTAACGCCTACGCATTTCGCAACCGTAAAGATGGTAAAGGGCACCTTACTGTCTACGTTGATGAAGTTAGAATGATTGATGAATTCTTAAACTTAAAATGAAAGACAAGAATAAGTTTGGAAGTATTGAGGTAATGACTAAGGAGGAAGTTGCTATCATGGTACAAGTTCTTAGTGAAGATACCGAAGATCCTGCAGAGATAATGATGGAGATAAAGTTTATTGACGACTTACTCTCCATTCAGAAACGAGCCACTATCTTTAACAACCTTGGTCGTAGAACGGCGAAAGGGTTTATGCGTAAAGATTTTAAGAACTACCTCTATGTCATTGAAGGTCGAATAGGAGTGCATATCGAGGAACTAAAGCAAGCTGGATGTTGGAAACCTGAACCAATTACCGATGAAAAAGCATAAACAGATCAAAGAAACTCATGAGAGTATTGCGAATAAGATAGTCGCTGCTCTTGATGAGGTCGGTATCGAATCGTATATATGGCATGTCGCTAACACCGGAAGCGTATATATCCGATTTAAGGATAGCCGAATGTGCTCTGTTCGTATTGGAGATCATAATGGGAAAGAGAAGCTAAAATACAAGTTTAACGTTCGTACAGATATTCATCCGAACCATCCAAGATGGGTAAAGGATGAGAATATTTGGCGGTGCTTTATTTCCCATGTGAAATGGAAGGAGTTAATTCCCCTTCTCCAAGACAGGCATAAAACAATCCAAGGATGGCCAGAGAGCAAACACGAGTACTTCATACCATCCTTTAAACTAGCAAGTAAACATGATTGACGTAAATTGGCGACCATATCAGGTTGCCTGCTTTAAGGCGATACACACCGCTTTTAAGGAGAAAGGGCTTAAACGACAGTTAGTTATACAAGCTACCGGAACGGGCAAGCGAATTGCGGCGGTCAACGTATCTACCAAGTTTAAGAATAGCCTGTTCTTAGCTCATAGCGAAGAGTTGATTGAGCAGGCAGTGAAAGACATGGAGAAGTTCCATGGGTTTATGAACGTTGGGGTAATCAAGGGATCACGATTTGAGATTGATAAGAAAGTCGTGGTTGCCTCTCCTCAAACGTTGATTAACCGACTGGATAGGATTAGCCCAAACCATTTCGCCTTGGTACAGATTGACGAATGTTTTCCCGCAGGAACCTTGGTTGATAAACAACCAATAGAAATCATAGAAATTGGTGATTATGTTCATTCTTTTAATCATCAAGAAAATCGCATTGAACTAAAAAAAGTAATAAATGTGATTGTTAAAGAAAAACCAAAGTATCTATACGATTTTGGAGTATTTTCTTGCACAAAGAACCATCCTATTTATATAAACAAAATAGGTTATTGCCTTGCAAAAGAAATATACTTGTCATATACTTGCCATACATCAATGTGCTATCTATATGACTCGATTACGTTCAGGTATATGCAAAAATTGTGGAATAAAGTTTCATTCTCAGACACACAGAGAAACTTGTTCTTCTATTTGCGAAAAAGCAAGAAAAACAAAATTAAGATTAAATCCAACTTTGGTTTGCAACAACTGTGGAAAAATATTTGGTTGGGAGTCTTGGGCCAAAGAAGGAAGAAAACGGAAAACATTCATGGCTTCAGTTATAAGAGGTTCTGGTTGCTGTTCTATCAAATGCAAAAAGGAGTACTTCAAGGGAATTGCAAGAAAATCAATGATACTAGTAAACAAAAGGGATTGTTCGGAAAGAATGAAGAAAAACAATCCGATGTTCAATCCGGAAGCCAAGACAAAGATGATTCGAAGTATGCAAGGAAAAACATTCCTTTCTCGCGGAGGAAATGGTCAACTAACGAAGCAACAATTAATGATTCACAACCTGACAGAACTTCCAATGGAATATGTGATCCTAACGAAAAATCAAACGTCTTCAGAAACTTGTTTGCCATATCATTACAAAGTAGATCTAGCCGATCCTCCCTCGAAACTTGCGATAGAAATAGATGGAAAAACTCACAAGTTAAAACGTTGGAAGTTCTTAGACAAACGGAAAACGAACGTTTTGAATTCGTTGGGTTGGACTGTTCTAAGATTTACAAACGAAGAAGTAGATCTAAATCCAAACTTAGTGGTTCAGACAATTTTGTCTACAATCTGGAAGTAGAAGATAATAACAACTATTTCGTAGAAAATATATTAGTACATAATTGTCATCGATACCTTGCTCGTACATGGGTGAAAGCGGTACAGCATTTTAAACCACAGCTAACCGTTGGTTGGACTGCTACTCCATATCGGTTGGATGGACTATCTCTTGCGGATTTATTTGACGATATCACCTTTGAGTATAATATCGCCAAAGCGATAGAGGATGGATTTCTTTGTGAGCTTGATGGTATTCGTATTAAGACAGAAACAGATCTTTCTAAGGTACATCGACAGGCTGGCGACTTCAAGATTAATGAGTTATCTAACCTAGTTGATACTAAGGAAAGAAATAAGCTTATCGTTGAATCCTATCAGAAATATTGTAGTGATAGACAGGCTATCGGTTTTTGTGTTGATGTCCTTCATGCGATACACCTTCGAGAAGCATTCATACAAAGCGGAATTTCATGCGAAATACTCGTTGCGGATGAAAACGTTTGTCCTGACCGTAAAGGCGTAAATAGCCGATTTAGGGGCAAAGAAACGAAGGTGCTTTTGAACGTACAGATTCTCATTGAAGGATGGGATTACGCAGATGTAGGTGCTGTGCTAATGGCTAGACCTACCCAATCGCTAACTTTCTACATGCAGTCGATTGGTAGAGGATGCCGTTTAAAAAGTCCTGAGTTTAGAACGAAGTACGGTTTGAATGACTGTAAGATTCTTGACTTTGTAGACAATTCCGGCAAGCACAACCTAATCAATACATGGACTCTCGATAAGGGCAAGACCGCAAAAGAAAAAACCTTTGTTACCAAAGAGAATAAAGAGAAACTTCTCTTTGCCGAGAAGCAGCGTAGAGAAGCGAAGATTGACACTAAGGTTAAACAGGATGGTCGTATCAACCTACTTAAACTACCAGAACTAAAGATTTACGGTGGTGAGTGGACTCAGGACTTAGCTACACCTGCTCAGCTAGACTATCTAAAGAAGCTTGGTCTATGGGAACCCGATGTGGAATACACTAAGGGTATGTGTAACGAACTAATCTCTAATGAACCTGCCCAGTACTGGCAGCTAAAGAAGTTATCAGAATGGGGTTATGATGTATCAGGAACGGTTCTTAACGGACAGTATTCCAAGATTAAACAAAAGATGATATCCGATCATAAGTATGATCCTAACTTTAAAATCTAAACGATGAAAACAGGAATTGAACTGATTGCCATTGAAAGGGCAGAACAGATTGAGAAACATGGTCATTCGGTTATACGAGATGTTGCTGAGAATTCAACTCCATCAGGACCATTTAAGATACTCCCATTACGCATAGGAATTACAAAATGTATTGGTACTGTTAGCGGATTACCCTGGCCGGAACACTGGGATGAAAATGTTTGTGCTAAAATAGAAGGTAAATCAGATCTGCAGAAGTTAATAGTTGCAGGTGCTATGATTGCTGCTGAGATAGATCGAATACAAAAAATCTATATCGATACTATTTTAGAACTAGCAGAGATATCAAAAGAGGGTTACGCTGGCATACTTCCTTCAGGAATGATTGTGGATAGAAGAAAATTTCCAAACGCACAACCTATTCCTGAGAACGAATCACTTGGAGTAGGAAAACCTAAAGAAATTAACTTATAAGCTAACTTTATGAAGATAACATGGGATGCGCTGAAAAAGTGGTTGTATAAGCAGAATCGAGTTGATGAGCTTTGCAACAAAAATACGCCATGCGAAACGATAACCTTATGGAATGGACTAATGGTTATGAAGTACGATTCTCAGGAAAAGTACAAGATGATTATCTATCGTTCCGGGTAGGCAAGATACATCTTGCAGAAATATACTATTAAAGAGGCAGTAGGAATGTTTGACTGGCCGATTATTGGCGAGAAAATTGTCGGTAAAGAATTACCACCGACTAAATTTAGAAAAAAACCTCTAATCGTTTACCTTGATCCTAAAGATTATAAAATACTATGAGCAGCGAAGAGCATAATGATTATGGGTTACATCATACTCGACGTTCCCTGCGCGAAGAGCGTGATAAAAAGTTTGCGGAATGGCTTCCTACCCTAAAGGAGAAGTGTATTTCCATCGAGTACAATGAGAAGCAGTGGTGCTATTTTATTGAGCATAGCAAGTACGGCATGATTAAGTTCTTTCCCAAGGCGAATAAGGTATTTCAGATTCGCAAAGAGAAGTGGATTAAACCTGGCCTACGATGGCTGGTTCAGAATATCCTGATGAAGGATTGACGTGAAATTATTTAGTCTTTTGAACCAACCACAACGACTATGACCAAGAAGATAGATATCAAGGCGAAGATACCCGAACTTTCGTCAGTCCGACCAATCACCGGCACGAGCATTATTAACCATCAAATTCGTATTAAACTAGGCTTAACGATGATAGAGTATGCAATCATGGAGTACGTTGAAAAGTGTACTCGTGATTCCATACCCATAAACTACCCTTCTATCTACGAGAAAACAGGGGTAGACCATGACGAGGCGAAAGAACTATTCGCATCACTATGGCATGATGATTTCATACAGGCTTGTAATTCTGTATCGAAATTCAAACCGACGAGCAAATGGTTTGATGGATTCTCCACCGTTAAGATCGAGTTTGAAGAGTTTTGGGCATCTAAGGTGTATAGCACCGCCAATGGGAAAAAGAACATCTCGTGGGCAGGTTCCAAGCAGGATGCCTATAATAAATTTGTCAAGACGAGAAAGATTGAATCGTTTGAGTATCTTATGGCCCAAAGAGAGCTATACTTTAAGATGATTGCGAGTAGCGATTTTCGAAAGGTAATGGGTTGCTCTGTATTCCTCAACATAGAAACGAAACGTTACTCTGAGGATTGGGGCAAGCAGATAAACAAGGATGTTATTCAAGAGGTAAAAATACAACCTAAGATAACCAAAGAAGATGTACGTAATAAATTCTAACTATGCTTAACATAAGAACACAAGGAATTCAAGGAAAAACTCTATCTAACTTCAAGGAAGTCGGATTCGTAGAGGTAAGACCAGAATACAGTATAAATAGGATTACTTTCGATGACTTCGAGGGAGATGGTAATGCCTATCATAGACGAAAACAAACACACATCAGAATACTAGAGGATAAGGATGTTATTTTCGAGGGTACTTTCTACGATCTTATTAATATCTTAAAACCAATACTTTAATGAAGTATAAGATATTTACCTCAATAGGAATGATAGAGCTTGATGTTGCTCTACACGCAAAATCTGATACAAGCGGGGAACGGTACATGGTGTGTCCTATCTGCACCATGCACCGTAAACCCGAACATCGTGGCGAACAAAAATTCGCAGTAAACATTCAGGAGATGGTTTGGCGTTGTAACCATTGTGGCGAAGGAGGGTATCTTCATACCGACAAGGATATTGAGGATAAGATTAAACCATTAACCTACTCCCCACCAGGTAAGATTGTTACTGATGGTATTTACAAATTCTTTAACTCTAGAAGGATATCCAAGGCAACCGTAGACTACTTTCGCATTAAACAGGCTAATAAGAAGATTCTACAGATTCATACGAATAAGGATGCTGAGAGAGGTCAATGGGTAGAACGAAGCTGTATTGCCTTCCCTTTGCTTAACGATAACAAACTAATCAACGTTCAGTACAGGGATCAGGATAAGAATTTCTCGATGGAACCGAAAGCGGAAAAGATTCTCTTTAATATCGATGCGCTGAAGGGTAAAGGGATTAAACAGGCAGTTATTACTGAAGGGTATATTGATTGTATGTCCTACCATGAGGCAACTTTTACCGCAGTCGTTTCTGTTCCGAATGGTGCGACAATATCACCAAAGGAACTTGAGATATTTAAGGCGACAGGTAAGTTGACAGAATTTAAACCGTTAAATCTGACCTATCTTGATGCGCATATCGACTTATTCGATGAAATACCTGAGATAATCATTGCAACCGATGATGATCCTGCAGGTATAAAACTTCGTGAGGAGTTGGCTCGTAGATTAGGAAAGGACAAGTGTAGATACATCAAATTTTCCATTTGGAAAAAAGAGAATGGTGAACCATGTAAGGACGGGAATGATGTGCTTATGTTTCATGGTCCGAAAGAACTGCTCAAGACTGTTGATACGGCAGAGTACTTTCCAGTACAGGAAATCATCTCAGCCGATCAAGTTTACGATCAGCTCATGGCCAACTATGATAAAGTGTTTACTCATGGCATGTCCACTGGATTCCCATCCCTTGATCCACATTTTTCGTGGCATCTTGGCCATTCAATTGCAGTGAATGGTTACCCAACAATGGGCAAGACATCATGGATACTTTACTGTTTCGTTTACTTCGCAGTGGTTTATAAGTGGAAAAGCATTTGCTACACCCCCGAGAACTATCCGGTAGAACAGGTATTCGAACACCTAATCGAGATATACATCGGTAAGTCAGCAAAGGCAGATGCGAGTGATCGGATGAATATGATAGAGTACCAACGTGGAGCAGAGTTCATCAAGAATAATATCTATCTTATCGAGGATAAAACCGATGAGGGGTATTCCGTGAAGAAAATCCTTTCTATCTTCGCCAATGCGGTAAAACGGTATGGCGTTCGGGTATGCTCTTTCGATCCATGGAATTCACTTGACCATCGTAGGGAATCACACTATAACATTGATGACTACCTAAAGAAAAGGTTATCGAATATCAACCGATTTGCGACCAACAATAACACGATGGTTCTTATCGGGGTTCATCCACCAACACCAGAAAAGACTTCCACGAAGATCTACAATGCACCTTCCATGTTTGACATCGAGGGTGGTGGTGCCTGGTCGAAGAAGATGTATGAGATTCTTTGCTTTCATAGGTCAAGTGATGACTTTCAGAATACTGATGTTGAGGTGCACGTACAGAAAGTAAAGCATCATAAAACAACAGGAGTACCTACGCCGAGAGAGAGCCCAGTACTGCTAACTTTTAACCGAAGAAGTAATCGGTTTGAGGATAAGGATGGGTTCGATCCGCTAGAGGATGCATTAAAGGATAAAACAGAACAAATGGAGTTTGAATTTTAACTATACGTATATGACAGAAAAAGCAAGTACAAAACTAACGAAGTACACTTTTGACGCTGAAGAGGTGAGTAAATCTTTTACTCCCTTTCGCGTTAAGAAGGAAGAGGTTGAAAAGAACCTGCTAGAACTTAAGGTTGAGGATGAGATATCCCTTAATTCAGCACAGATGACCTTTAATCGGGGGAAGGAAATACAGGATGAGATTGTCAAGTTTTCGGCAGAACTAAAAGCACCGTTCACCGAAACAGCCAATCGAATTCAGTCCTACTTCAATGCATTTGTTTCTCCGCTTACCAAGAACCTTGAGATAGCCGGAAACAAAATCCTTAACTACAAAACAATGGAGGCTGAAAAGGTTAAGGAAGCCGCGAATAAGCAGCTTGAAGATGTCAGCAACGAGTTTAAGCAGAACAAGGATAACTTTGATAAGCTAGAGAAGCTATGCGTTATTAGCGTATGCAGGATATTCGGTGGTAGCGCTGTTGTTGGTGGAAAAGAAACCCTATTCACCCAACTTAATAGTGTTGAAGCCGCACAGCATATGCGAAAGGTATTCGAGGAAAAGTTTCCTAATCCCGATACCTTTGGTAAATTCGCAGCGAATGTTATCATGGCAAAGGAACTGGCCATTCAATCAATCAACGAGATAGAGATTGGCTTGAAAGGAACTGGGTATGACTTTAACCTTGGCAAGATTAAACTCGAAGAGAAGTTTCAGGTAGAGCTGAAGAAGGAGATTAAACAACTCGAGAAAGAGAATAAACTGCAAGTTAAAACCATTGGTAAAAGTGTTCAGTCGGTAATGAAGGGTACTCGTAAGACCATTGATTATGAACTAATCGATATCACCAAAGTACCATTGACCTATCTCTGTTTGGATGAAAAGAAGGTTGACGATTACCTTGCTACCCATCGTGAGGAACTGAAACAGATGCTTGCTACCCATGAGAGCGTAGAAGCGATTAAAGGCGTTAAATTCTTCAACAATGTCAAAGTCGTCAAATCGTAAATTGAACCCTGAAGAGAAAGAGTTTGCTGAATTCCTAGTAAGCAGACTCTTTACTTTTCGGAATTTCGCTATCGGTTTAGATGTGAAGGTTCCCGGACTTGGAACGTTATCCCCTAGACCTGACTATAAACGGAAGGTCAAAGAATTATTTAAGGCTGTTAGAAAAAAAAAGAAAATTAAAGTTGCTAAAAAATACAAGGGAATCTCTTTGGAGAAACTAAATAAAATTGTAATTTTGAACAACAAAATATCACTACCAAAAGTTAACGTAAAAAGAAAAAAAACCATGAGTACAAAAGTACCTGAATCATCAGGGGTGGACTTTAAGAGTTTACCAAACGCTCCATACGCCGCAGTGTGCTATGGAATCGCTATTGTCGGAACCTTAGAAAAGGATTTCCAGGGCAAGAAAAGCAAATCACTTTACATCAGGATATTCTTTGATATCCCCGGTGAGGAATACACCTACGAAAAAGACGGTGAAGAGATTACAAAATCTCATGTTATTAGCCATCAGATTACCTTTACTCCATCCCCAAAGGGTAACCTTTTAAAGTTACTTAATCCTTGGAGTGGTGGTGTAATAGATAAAGAGAAGATTAAGAATTTCGATGTGGCAATGATGGTTGGGAAAACAGCGCTGATCACGATTGAAACAAAACCCGGAAAGAACGGTAAGTCATATACTAACCTAGTTGGTATTACTACCCTTCCTAAAGGGATGCCTCTTCCTAAGACTAAGAAGGAAAAGTTTATCTTCGATATCAACGAGTGGGATAAAGAGAAGTTTAAGATGCTACCCGGATGGGTAATGAAGATAGTCGCCCAGTCAGATGAGTTTAAGGCACAAGGGCACCGCTTGGAGGATTACCTAGAACCTAAAGATGGTGAAGGGAACGAACCCGAACAAGAGGGAAACGCAGGTAGTGACAGCTGGGGTTAACGCCCCTAGTATTAAAAATCCCCCAAAGGAATCATCCGATGGGGGATTTACTACTAACCCTTAAACTAACTCATCGACAATGGCAATTATCAACAGAAAACCTAAACTGAGAGCAAAGATAGAGAATAATTCCCTACACTTCTTGAATCAAACCGCTTTTCTTCATGCGTGTAATGCGTACAAGGGAAAGACCATTACCGTTACGTTTGACGATGTTTCGCAACCAGTTACTCCTGACCTTTATGCGTTCTACTTCGGAATTATCATCCGAAAAGAGGTCATGTCGTCAGAGGCATTTAAAACCTATTTTAACGAGATGGAGTTGCACTACATGTTTGCTTCCAAACTTCGTTCCTACGTTAAACTACTCGCCCCTTTAGAGGGTAATACAGGAGTTAGAGCCGAGAATGCTGTTGAGGATGTTCTATCCTACGATCAGGCAAATTTCGCCCTATACCTTACTGACCTTATATGGTATCTCGAGGAAAACTTTGGGATAATCGTTAAGGACTACGAGATGTATCATATTGACAAGATAAGACTAACCCGAAAATGAGCTATAAACCACGATGAACGTCGTGATATAATAACCCTAAGGGATGCTTATGATCCAAGGTTTAGAGAATATGCTGTTAAACATCAAATTATAATCCGAGAAAATGAGTTCGAACGAGCAAAAAAAGGTTGACATTGTACTATACAGTTTAACCATTAAGGAGTACCTTAAACTGGTATTCAAGGGAAAGAACCTAAAACCTTCCGATGTGGTGAAGGATGCCAATGAAAGGGGGATGAAAACGATTACCAAAGAAAAGTTATCCCGATACCTGAATAACGATGTTCCTGTTCTAGGATTTCCGACTCAGCGAGATATTCTTTGGCTCTGTGCCCGGTATAGCATAAACGTAAGGTTAAAGGCAAGTCTTGTTGAGGAATCTGAAGCAGATGCCTTGCTTAAAGCGGAACAGATTAAAGAAGCGTAAATGTCTGCATCAATCAAGGATTTAGAACTACTCACGGTTACAAGTGATATCGACTATATCCATGAAACCGATGTGTATCGGTGTAGGCTTTGCGACCAAATTGTTAAGAGAGGATTATTTAATATTGGTGAACACTTAATAGAATGTGATGGACCAAGGAAAACCGATTTATTACAACAATGTGACCGTATGTGAGATTACCAAGAGGGGTAATACCATTACGGAGAAGGAACTATTCTCTATGGAAATACCATCGACCAGCACGACAATCCAAGAGTTTTTGGATAACGATGTGGATATGTCCTTCATCACTAGCCGTTGTGTTGGTAAAGGAATGAGAACTGCTGAGAAGATAGTTCATTTCAAGCAGAATTTTCGCATCAAACGAATTGATGTGGGAAAGATACTAGGATACCAGTCAATCAACGCTAAAAGAGTAGATCCCGATGAGTACTATTAGTAAGTTCCACCATATGCCGAACTGGATGATATGGATACTTCCCGCGAATGTTGTAGCGATTACCATTGCTCCATTCGGAATATACTCGAAACCAGAAGGTAGTATCGTAACCTTATTCCACGAAGAGATTCATTGGAAACAACAGCTTGAGATGTTAATCATCTTCTTCTATGCTTGGTATATTATCGAGTACCTGATTAAATTCATCAAGTACGGTAAAGGTGCTTACATGAAGTTATCATTCGAGCAGGAAGCCTATAAGTTTGAAAGAGATGGTTCCTATGCGTATAAACGCAAGCATTACGCTTGGCTTAAATACCTTTTTGTATGAAACCTACCGATTGGACTGATATCGTCGCCCCATTTTTGCATAGCGAAAAAGGATTAGCGCTTAAACGATTCGTAGAGGAACAGCGTTCCTTTACTACGGTCTATCCTGATAAGAAGGATATGATGCGAGTATTCAAGGAAGAAACCTGTCCTTACCGTCACATCAAGGCGGTTATCGTTGGGCAGGATCCTTACTACAATGGTACTGCAGATGGACTTGCTTTTTCATCCCGAAGTACCACTACACCGGATAGCCTTAGAAACATCTTTAAAGAGCTTAAGAGTAATCTATACTCTTATATGGCCGAACCAACGTGGAAAGACTTTATGCCATCCAATTCGCTTGAAAATTGGGCAAAACAAGGCATACTATTAATGAACACAGTCATGACCGTTGAGAAGGACAAACCTAACTCGCATCAAGGCAAAGGTTGGGAGGATTTAACATCCCTGGTCATTGAAAAACTAGGACAAGAGGAAAGACCGATTGTATTCCTACTTTGGGGAAACAACGCTCGAGGGTTAAAACACCTGATAAAAGGAAAGCATCATCTTATCCTTGAATCGGTACACCCATCACCTCTCTCTGCAGCAAAAGGATTTTTTGGCTGTAAGCATTTCTCCGAAATGCACACGTTCTTTAAGGAGTGTAAGTACTACGATGATAGCCTTAGAAAGTATTCAATCGATATACGACCATACGTACAGATGGATATGATCATCAAAAAGATCAAGGAATCCGTAGGTACAGGGCATATACCATTTGATGATGCGAAAAAACGTATCGAAGAGATACGGAGAATCCTAAGCGATGATTACTTTTGGGATTTAACCTACATGTTTGATTTTTCAACTAAACCTAAACAATAATTTTATGGAAGAAAAATGTGAAAAAAAACCAGCAGTGCTCGAGGAACTTTACCGAGAACTTGATGCTAACATGGATATTTGTCATCAACACACCAATGATATCTTACTAAAGATTTGTAAGATTCAGGATATCCGAGAGCCTAAACCCGAGGATAGAGACATTAAGGAAGGAAAATCGAAAGATCCAAATTGTTTCGTAGATTTGCTTGAAGGAAATATTAGATCATTACTTGTCCTTAAAGATAGGTTACGATATATTTCTGAGAAACTTGATGGAATTATCTAATCCGTAAAAAATAAAAAATGAAAGAGAATAAAGATCTAGAAAAAAAACAGATAGAGGTCTTAATCCCTAAGACTACTATTAATCCCGGCCAGCATCGCGCCCTAATCATTTCTACTGCAGTAGGTGATTTAAAGACCGATAAAGGGTTTATCATTCCTGACTTTAATCTTACTAAGGATCACAATCAGAATCCTGTTAAGATAGAATCAAGAAGATATTACGTGGTTAAGGCATCACAAGACTTCAATGTTGATACTGCACAACCTGATATCAAACTTGAGATGGGTGACGAGGTATTCCCTCTAATTTGGGATGGTATCACACCAATTAATCTACCTGTTATTACCGATTGGGATAATAAGGGTATTCAGATGAACGTAATCCATGACTCTGAGATTTTCGGTTGGAAGAAACGAGATCCTTCTAAGTTTAGTGAAATAACATTCTGTGATTGTACTATTCCTGATTATAAGTATAGGGATGAGTATAAGAAATGGGTATGCGATAAATGCGGTAACGAAAGAAGATAAAAAAAAGCCCCTCATTTGAGGGGTTTTTTATTACACTTTTTTTACGAGCAATGGAATAAATAATCGTTCTACTTGAGCATCATGATTGATATGGCCGTTGTGAATCCTTATCAGCAAGATAAGAAAATGATGAAGAGGCATAATTGGTTGGTCTTGACCAAAACAGTAAACCTACCCCTACACTTAATCTTATCTTGTTGACAGGCATAATTCAATTATTTGGGCAAATCTTCTGATGGCTGTCCTCCTTCAGCACCTCTTGGTAGGAATCTTATGATTGCGTCAATCTTGACGAAAACAAAGATTATACCAACAGCACCGAGAGCAACAGTCATCCCAATCTGCCCCATCGTTACAATTTCGGGTGTAAACCATACCAATTTTCCGATATAGATTAGGTCGAAAGCAAGAATAAGACAACCAAATATGGTTGATACCCACTCTTCAAATACGTGTTTTGCACTTAACTTCATAAAATTGTTTTTTAGGGTTAAACTTTGTCTTTCCAAGCAGTCGGAATGAACTTGGAAACGATCTCTTTAATCTCGCTTTTCTGTATCATTCCGTCTTTATTAATATCGTATGCAGGATTATACTTAGCAATGATATGTTGCTGTTCAGGTGTTAACCCTAAAGGATAACTATCAGGTTTCCCTACGGCCATAGGATAAAAAATGACAAGATAAACATCCGTGAAGGATCTCATCTTGCCAGTCCATGGCTTGAAGTATTTGAACACCCAGTCGAGCTGTTCATAATTTTTCATTCCTTTTAGAGCATCACAAGTAGTTCCCAAGCCTTTAGCAGTACTTGGCATAAACTGGATTAACCCTGTCGCACCTGTTGATGCGTTCTGAATACTTGGAAGAAATGTTTTAGCCGACTCGATGGCCATACAGATCATTAACCATTCCGGTTTAATCCCAAGATTTTGACAGATAATGGAAAGCTTCGCAAGAAACTTATCCTTATCCGTGGTTATTTTATCTTCGTAGGGTAGCATAGACTATTAGTTAATCTTCGTAATCGATGATTGGATCTAGCCAGTCGATTACTTCGGTTGGAGTTGTGTCTTTGGGGAACATATCGAATGGAATACGAATGTAGTGGGTAATATCCACCTTTTTCTTATCCATGTCACTATAGTACGCCTTGATAATCTCTTTACGTTTATCAACAGCTTCTCGTTCGGATTCTTCCATTCTAGCAATGGCAAGTTCACGCTCTTTAATCTTAGTAGGATCGATTAGGATCTGTCCTTTCTCCGTCCTCCTAGCATCCCCTGATGCGTTCTTACGAGCAAATTGTTCGTCAATCTTTTCGTAGAGGTCATTGATTCGTTTCCATTCTGTTGTTTCCATGAAATCGTTAAGACTATCAATGTCCTCTTTGATTAAGCGACGAAGCTTAGCGCGTTTCGCCCCAAGGTCTGAGCTATTAAGCCCATTCATCTTTTCGATGGCCTGATTCATATTTGCCAAGTCGCTTGGACTTACAAAAATCAGACCAGGTAGTTTAGATTTTTCATCCTTCTTGTCTGTCTTTACCATAGATGTCGTTTTTAAACTAGATTACTGTTAGTTTTGATTACTGCAAGGATTTCCTCTGCAGAAGCATAGATGTCCTTCTCGTCTTTAAAAACCATGTTGGTTTCGGTTTTTACGTGGTACCTAACAACAGTTTCAACTGTCGTACCATTCGACCTTGATTCGGTATTGATCATCTCCACTTTACCACCAACGATTGTCAGGGTATTGTCAAGAAACGTATATACCGTATCACCTACATTCTTAAGCGTTTTAATCGTCATGACTTTTAAGGTATTAGTTTATACAAAGTTAAAAATTATTTGTTATCCTAACTCTAAATTGTTATAAATGCAGTAGGCTTTTGTTGTTAATCCCATCCATGTCGTCGGATCAGTTACCTTAGAGATACCTGAACCATCATTTAATCTTGTTACCCTTAGATTGGTAGCGGTCCAAAGTTTTATTCCTAAATTAAGTACTGGATATATATTACCATCAATATCTGTTAGCGTTGTTGGTTGTGACTTTTGTTTTTTTCATACTTATATTTATTTTTATGATGTTATCCATGTTGCAGTAAAATAATAACGTTCACTTGAATAATTACCCCATAATATGTATATAGTACCATTTGTATTAATATATCCGACTGCACCTTCATATAATTGTCTAATATTAAGTGGAAAATAAACAATATAACCAGGACTAATATAATTTGTAATAGTACCTGCAAGTCTAGCAGTTGTACTACCATTTTCATTCATATTACAATAGCCAGAAATAGTATTTGTTTTTCCTTCTCTTCTGCCGTGTATGTTAATTTCTGAAAAGCCAGTATATATATTTGTGTAACTAATAGTAAGGTCTGTTGTTGGACGAACAAGTGTAGTTAACCCTGTTACAAAATCACCATAAATAAGTGGGTTGATCGTATTAGAATTAGCTATTACAAGTTTATCATTAAATGGTTGGAGAGTACCATCAATTCTAGTATCCCACCCAGTAGTTGCATTATAACCTATAATAACATTTCGAAGACATTCAGTACAATCTACATGACCGCTATTACTTCCAATTATAACACTATAACTTGCTCCATAATGACCAGTACTGTCGCCAATAATTACATTATGTGAACCCCCACTACTTTTGGCAAGATATCCAATAATAGTATTATACGTACCATTACCCATAGCTTCCACATATCCGAGTTCTGTATTAAAAGGACTAGCACTATCGGTTAGTGCATACCAACTAATAAGGGTACTAACATTTGTCCAACTCCTAACACCAGCAGTAGTCGATGTTAAAACATAATTAGTAGCGGAAGGATTACCTAAAGATGCTTCATAAGCGTGTGTATGCGAAGTAATTGCACCCGTTAGCACTGCCTCTACCTGTGCCTTGGTAATAGCCGTTAGATAGTTATGCGTATGGGTAGTAATTGCACCTGTTAGCACTGCCTCTACCTGAGCCTTGGTTATTGATGTTAGGTAGGCACTCGTATCCAACGCCCAGGTATCGGCAGCGGTTTTCTTTAGTAACCCCGATGTACCCGATAAAGCAGCAATTGCCGTTAAATCGGCATCTACTGGCTGGTAATTATGCGTGTGGGTAGTTAATGAATAATCAGAAGGATTAAAATTAGCCGTATTCCATGCTTTTCGCCAACCGGGAGAAAAACTACTACCGTTATTTACGTAAATAAATTCAGCGTTAGTAACTCCAAGTGGAGAAGTAGTAGGTGTTGTAATTCTTATTGTATGATATACAGTATTTCCCATTACCTCTACTACCGCTCCTGCCAAATGAATAGTTCCTAATCCACTATCAGATATATAGTTATTCCCAGCATAATTCCAGCTTCCTCTAGCTACCCAATAAGGGTAGCTAAATGCGTGTAAATCGGTTAACATTGTAATAAATTCGGCAGTCGTCATAGCTACCCCTGTACCAAAAGCAGAACCACCCGAATAAGCACGACCAAATCCAATCGAGCTAATCCCATCTAGTAATTCACTATCAGCAGCCTTACCTGTTAAGGGCAGATAGCTATGGGTATGGGTAGTAATTGCCCCGGTTAGCACAGCCTCAACCATACTTTTAGTAATAGCCGTTAAATAAGTATTGGTATCCAAAGCCCACGTATCAGCGGCAGTCTTTTTAAGTAATCCACTAGTACCTGATAATGCTTCAATTGCAACTAAATCTGGGTAATTAGTTGTATATCCATTAGTAAATGTGTAGGCAGAACTCCAATTAGTTTGATTAGCAGTTGTAGGTATTGAATAACCAGATGTAAATGTTAACGCTAAAGTACCAGAAGTAGTAATAGGAGACCCAGTAACAGTTAAACCAGTAGGTACAGTCATGGCAACTGATGTAACAGCACTAGTTAAATAAGTATTGGTATCAAGAGTAAACGTACCTGCAGCAGTCATCTTAACGAATGATGCGGAAACATAAGATAAAGCGGCAAGTGATGTTAAATTCGCGTGTCCTGTTTGCTTACCATTCCATGTTGCTGCAGAGGCTATTCTGCCATCAGCCAATGTACCTGTCCAACCCAATGTCAACGAAACAGCTTGTAGTAAAGAAGTATTTGGTGTTCCTCCTAGAGTTAGCGTAACATTCGTGTCATTTGTTTTAGTTAGTGCCGATGGAGTATTAGAGAGGTATGTGTTCGTGTCAAGGGTAAATGTATTCGCACCAGTCATTTTTACAAACGAAGCAGAAGCGTAGGTCAATCCTGCAAGAGAAGTAAGATTGGCATGACCAGTTTGCTTGGCGTTCCAAGTCGTTGCTGAAGCAATTCTACCATCCGCTAACGTGCCAGTCCATCCTAACGTTAAAGAGGTTGCCTGAAGCAGAGCAGTAGCGGGTGTACCACCTAACGTTAAGGTAACATTAGTGTCATTTGTTTTAGTTAGTGCGGCGGCGGTGTAGTGTGTATGTGAACTTAATGAATAGGTATTCGTGTCCAATGCAAACGTTCCGGCTGCAGTCATTTTTACGAAAGAGGTAGAAACATATGACAAACCTGCTAAAGAGGTTAGGTTTGTATGCCCTGCTTGTTTAGCATTCCAAGTAGCGGCACTAGCAATTCTACCATCGGCTAGGGTTCCTGTCCAACCAAGAGTTAACGATGTTGCTTGGAGAAGAGCCGTTGCTGGCGTTCCTCCAAGTGTTAAGGTTATATTGGTATCGTCTGTTTTTGTCAAAGCTGCAGGAGTAACACCTCCACTTGGAGTTGACCACGTACCATCGCCTCTAAGATAGGTTGACGATGATGGTGTTCCGGTTATGGCTGAACCAAAATAGGCTACCTGATTGGCGGGTATTGTTGTTCCCCAAGAAGTTCCTGATGTAACAATAGTAAATCCTGTTCCTGAAGGATAGGTCATACTTTCTCCGATAGTTCCCCATTCAAGATCAGTACCTCCTACGTTAACCCTTAAAACCTGAAGTGATGTTCCCTTCGCAAACCTTACAAACTTAGTTCCATTACTCTTGAATAGATCACCTAATTCGGTAGAACTATCCGTAATGGTATTATTAGTCGCATTAAGCGTTTTATTCGTTATCGTGGCTGCAAATGCCTCTGTAACGAGTGTATCGTTACTGGTTAGCAATGGTAGTGTAATATTATAACTTGCTGCTAATGCTGCACCGATAAAAGTATAGGCAAAAGTATTACCTGGATTATTAATCTTAAATCTACTTGAGTAGAACGTTTTTGTACCTGTAAAAGTTTGTGCTAGTCCAAGAACAGCCAAGGTATCATTTGCGGTGATAACCGGAATATTTAGGATTCTATTATCCCCGATAGCACCTGCAGTTAAGGTGTAATAAAAAGTATCAGCAGGATTATTTATTCGAATAATATTATCCTTGAACGTTTGGGCATAATCCCCATACGCATTGACCTGATCAGTATATACGATTGTATTAGGCAAATCTGATTTTGATATTGCCTTAAAATTTAATCTTGTATTTGCGTTTTCCCAATAAGCAAAATAGTTATTGGTAGGTGCTTCAATCCTTGTTGTTAATGGCTGAGTACTTCCCACATCACCTACTCGAGCAATACCATCTTTATCAAAAACTAGGTGTCCATCGTTTACACCATCGTAAAGTTTTGCACGAAATCCCACATACTCATTCGTTCCTAAAGCAGCTACGGCACCATCACGAAGTACAATCTCATTATCGGTTGTATAAACATGCTCTGCATGGGTAATCCATGGTTCACCTGTATTGATAATATCCCCTTCTATATGAAGTTTACCGTTATTATCGGTATACACGAATGGGTTCGTTCCATCTGGTTGATAAAGTCTCCACGGTTTAATGCTAACATCGTAAACATTTCCACCCTTCCATCCGGTATCAGTATTGTTTATACTTATCGAAAATTCATCTGAAAACTTTAACCGTGTAATATTATCGACATACTTTGCAGAAGGAGATGCATTCTTATCCCATAGTGAAACTCCACGATGTTTCCAAAGCACTTCCATCTCGTAAGCGAGAGCATAATCTCGAGCAGTAGGATCTAGTCGACCATACTTTATCGGTGCGATAAGGTATGCATCATTATCATCTACGGTAGCGTAAACGTACCCAGTCTGATCAAGTTGTGGCCCAATACCACATTCTAGGAAATCCTCAACCTCAATCTGAAGTGGATTCGTACCATTAATCTGAGTAACAAAATAAGTATGACCGATAAAATCTCTAAGGTAATACCCCACCTGACAAAGTTCTTGTGTTGCTCCTGGTTCATTGGGATCGTCATGGGATAGATCGATCTGATAGGTAATCGAATCTATCATGACTACGTTCCGAATGACCGAACTCCAAGCAACTTCAGAGGTATATTCCATAAAAAATATTTTAAATAAAAATGAGATTTAAAATAAGTTGTTTCTGAACCGTACAGAACCCATTAATCTCCACAACGTAATCGGATAGATTCTTTACACCAGTATAGGCTGCGGTACCAATTAGAAGCATAGATACACCACTTGTTACCTCAAATACGCTAACCATTGCGAGTTGCTTTCCTGCAAGCGAATGGGTAATCTTAAGGTCATTAGTATTCGTACTTACTTCTAACAACCAATCATCAGGGTATTCTGTTCCCGGAATCATTGCGGCACATCTCGCAGTAACGCTTGCACCAGTTGGAACTACAATTTTATAACAGTATAGCGAAGATGAATCCGCACCTGCAGGGCCAGTTTGCCCATCGGCTCCTGTTGCACCTGTTTCCCCTGTAGCACCAGTAGCTCCTGTGGCTCCTGTGGCTCCTGTCTGACCAGTCGGACCAGTTTCACCCGAAGGGCCTGTAATATCCTCTAGCGCGACTAGATCAGTCCATGATACATCACCGACATATCTCCACTGAATATGAGTTGCTGATTTTTGAAGTTCGATTGGTCTACCATCAGGTCCGACAGGGCCGGTTGCACCGTCAGCTCCATCAGCTCCGTCTTGTCCGTCTGCACCGTCGGCACCCGAAGGGCCAGGAGGCCCAACAACAATCTGTTGTTGCCCACTACCTACTTCTGGATTAAAGATTGGCTGGGTTTGACTAGGAATCTTTTTATTAACGAACTCTTCATCAGGACTTATAGCAACGTTCCCGCTAAAATCCTGCCCAAGATTCATATCGGGGTTAAGAATAGGAACTTTTTTACTCATAGCATTAGTTTTTGATTGGCAAATCGCATAGTTCTTGGTTACGTGATACCAGTAGGACTATCTCTTCGACGCTCAAATACGTAACGCTATCAATTAAAGCATTTACATCTCCACCTGATTTCTGAAGAATTTGGGTATAATGATTCTCTAACAGTTTTGTGTTAAGAATAACATTCATTATACGTTCTTGCTGTTTTTTAAGGTTTGGATCATCATTCTCTTCGTACTGACTGAGAATGGTAGCATGCTCAGCGATATACCACCGAGCATTTAGTATGGCATTGTATAAATCAGCAGTTGTCATGGATAGGAGATTAGGTAATTATTCAGCTTCGCATTGATTAAGTCAACTAAGGTATCAAATTGTTCGATCTTACCGACTGAACCTGCTGCTTTAGCACCATAAGCGTATATGTGAATATTTACGAATCGTTCCAATGCACTTCCTTTCATATCGATCTGGACGCGTTGAATCGCATTCTCCACGAATGGTATAAATCCTTGGTTGTCGGTATAGGTTGAAACCCAATCGTTAGAATATTTTACCGACAATGTTATCTCGTAGCGACCATCAGGGAATGCGTCTAAATCACACTGAACACCATCTTTAAAGAATGTAGAAGGAGCTAGTTGTAATCCTTGTGAAATAAAGGCGGTCAATTCTACCTTACTGCCACTGTTAAGAACAATGTCATGATAGTAACCATTCATAGATGTATTCGACACAATGGTTAACTGAACATCCTTAACTGTACTCGCTTCGGACATCCATACCGACTTGTCAATGATGATAAGTTTAGACGCATCATTAAAGATATCGGTCTCTATTCTTACTGAAGTTCCTGCTGGTGCTGCCATACTATTTCTTTTTTTGTAGTGCGTTAATACGTGCCTGGGTTTTTCTTACCGAAAGTTTACCCTTATCATCGACCTCTTTCTTAATTTCTTCAAATTTAGTCGGATTTTCTTTAAACTTAGCATCAAATAGCTGAGTTTTTCTTGCATTAATTACAGAATCTCTCTTTATCCGCATTTTCTCATATCTTTCGAGCATTTCAGGAGTCATTTTTAGTCGTTGTTGCTCCTTAATCAGATCGATTGAAGTATTAAATTTCTTGGCACCCTCCTTATCGAGCACCGTTTGTTTCTTTTTATAGAACGGAAATTTATCGTCTAATTCATATTGATGGTAGGCAATCGCTATTTGCTTCATAACACCACCCATTTCAATCAGATTAAAGAAATCTTCAGGAATTCTAGATTCTCCTTCGGTACCCATCTTAGATTTACTATCTTTTCCGTAGTATAAATTCGGATTACGATAATTTTTATCTGAACGACGTTTAAAGAACTCATATACAAGTCCACCAAAATCAGACGCACCTCTCATCATTGATTCCCAAACTCTAATCTGAGGAAAAAAATCAGATGCTTTTAGCTTTGATGGGTTCATGATCTTATCAGGATCTAAGAAAGTAAACGTTGCCACTGGGCCTAGAATTATCGTTCTAAACCAGTAATCTGCTGAAGCCTTTTCTCCGTAAGGATCATCATCCTCTTTTTTATGAATTAGATAGTACACAAGTGCGGTATAGGCAATCGCTAATGATGCTTTGGTAATATTCTCAAGCGTTTTCCTATCATAAGGAATCTTATAATCCCCATTAGAACCTTTTTCATATTTACTCTGCCTCATCTTATGCTCTAACCACGTTTCGTAGCTAAAATAGCCTTTAAACTGTTTCTGATCGGCCTCTTCGGTTAGTCGTTTCCTTTCCTCAAAAGACTTTTTGTTAAAGTTTGCAATGGCCAATAGTCCGATTGTTTCTCTCGAGATAAATCCTGCTCTTTCCATACCTCGTTTATCGGTATATGGTCGAGCAAACATGTCGTGCTTACGAGTAAGCATCCAAACTTTAAATAGTAATGCAAGATTTCCACCTGTTGAATACGCTGCAGGTGGTTTTGATGATGTACTATATGGGCCTTGTGTGAAAGCCATGATGTCAACGATATACTTAATCTGTTCAAGGCTTATCTCATCTTTTTCACGACCTTTAATAAGTTTAGCATTGTTGTCGTATGCATCAAGTTGTTTTCCGCATAGGGCAAGGAATACTTTAAGAGCAACGGCTTTTTCTGTTTTATCTAAGAACCAGTACTCTTTATTATCCAACCATTGTCTTAAACGACTAGCATCTTCAAGTCTTAAACTATGACTTAGGTTTAAAACCTTATAGGCTGTCATTAGAATCCATGCTTTTTTAAGATTTTTAGGATTGATAATCGCCTCCTTATATCCTTTCATAAGCATTTCAGGCATACTGATTAGCGTAGTAGCATCACCAGCAACATAGTTTCCTAACTGAACGATTGGATTCGCACCAAGAACAACATGAGAAAACATTCTGTTCGTAAATCGTATATACGAATCGAATACTTTAAAATAATCGTTAGGGATATCCCTTTTCTCATGGCCAATAATGCGAAGCATATTGCTGATGTATTCAGCAGTTGCCTGATAGGAAGAATTTTTTTCCTGCTCAATCTTGCGAATTTTAGTTGCCAGGTAGTCTACAACTGCATTCGATTCTTCATGTGCATAGGCATGAATTAACTTTTTAAAACCTTGCTCAAAATCTCGGATTACCTTGTCGCTAGGAATTGCTGTTTCTCTTGCCTTACCAAAGTTTAATCTTAGTATCTCTACGCTTGACTTTTTGTACTCTTTTCTCGCTTCGTACCTTAACTGGTTAAGAACACCATCATTAATCGTCATTAATTTTCCACCAAGAGATAGAACCTGACGAGCGCCAGTACCATAAATTTCGTCGTACTGTTTGGTTGTAACGAGTTGTGCTATAAAATATTTCTTCCAATCAATTAAGCGTTTGGTTTGTCCTTTATAGGTTACTGATTCATTATCCCATGGATCAGGTAGTGATGCATTTCTAATTCTTCTGGTAAGTAATGGTCCTAGATTTAAACTTGCATATCGTTCATTTAACTCACTAACTGATGCTGACTGAGATGGTATGCGAATAGGTTTTGTAACATCATGGCTTACCCCTTCGTATTTCTCCCATTTCTCATAGATATAGTTCGCAAATTCAGAATCTAATCCGCTTCCACTTATGGTTGATGGATGTTTAAGATACCAAGAACCATTACGAATTGTAATGATATCTGACATTCTAAACATTGGATCTGCCTTAATCTTTGAATTCCATTTAGCCAACTCATCACTAACCATTGACATTTCATAGTTTTCTTTGTATAGAGCATGAGTCATGTGGTCCATCGCAACGTTTTCTGCTACGAAGTAGTTAGGAATGGTATGAATCATTCTCCATGAAGGATTAGTAATGATTTGCCCGAATAAGCGTTCAAGAATTTTATCACCGGGATTAACCATCCAATCACCAAGCATTCCTGTTATCAAAGGGAAAGCACGTTGACCTTCTCTATTCTCAAAACGAATACGTTCAGCAAGCATCTTGGCATGCATTAATTCAATGATAAGTTTTTTGAAAGGTGTTATGTACTTCTTATCATTAAACTGAATCTCTCTGAAAATCTTTAGTATTCGTTCTGGTTCCTTGTTTATGATATCAGAAAAATCGTTAAGCGTTTTAAATTCCTTAATCATCTCGAGATATCTAGAATATTCCCGCATTGATTTTGGAGTATTCATATCAATCCCTTCAGGAACTACATGCCTACTTCTTTTATAAACCTCTTGATATCCCATTGTTGGTTGGTATGGGAATTGTTTTGCTTCCTCTACCGCATCAAGACTTTCCTGCATTCTTTTCTTTTCAAAAGCACTTGTAGTAATCCACTTCTTGACTTCACGTAGAATACCATCATGAGGATCTAAACTATCAAGACGAATAAACTCTCCATTCTCTGACTCAGCGATAACATACGATTTAGATGGAGATTTACTATCATGATGAATACTTTTTATCGTAGCGATTTCAGTGATTAATCGTTTATTCCCTGATGAATCTGTATATTGAATAGGAATACCGATAGAATCACCTTCCGATACTTTGGCCGGAGATGTTATCTCTGATACTAAATCCTTATATCCAATCGCTTCAAATCCTTTCTTACTAATCGGATCGTAGAAGTGACCAGTACTATTTTCAACCCAATTCTCATGCTCTAGTGGTGCTATTTTTCTCTTTATAGATTCCACCACATTATCTGAAATACTCGCCTCAAGCTTCTTTCTATTCAAAGGATTCTCAGGATTAGATGCTGCTAGTATTTCCTCGAATGGTAACGATTTGTCGCCATGAATATCTGAAGGAAGATAAGATTTACCACCTTCATCCTCTGAAATGCTTAAAAGAGTATCTTCAATATTCGCTATACCGGTCTTGTTAATATTCATCACATCAAACATACTTGTCTTATCAAGCGTTGTGTTTGTGATGTTTTCCATCATATCCATTAACTGGCCAGTATTGTGCAAATCGTAATCGTTATGGGTATTTCCAAACTCTTTCTTAAGTTTTAAATAGTTTTTTCCAAGGTCTTTAGTTCTATCGATAAACTTCTGAATCCCTCTCATCGCTGGATCAGTCATCGGAGTTATTGGGATAGGTTTCTTCATATCCACGTTCTCGATAGTGTAGTTCCAATCACCATCCTCGTTTTGAGTAATGTTGAGGCTGGTGGAAATTGGTACTACATACATTCCGACGATTTTGTTCTTTTCCTTAGAACCGTTGTTTTGATTCTCGAGAATATATTTAGTCAATGAGAATTGTACTTTACGCTGATTCTCGATGGTGTTTGGTACAAATTCTAATGGCTTTCCAAATAGTCCATGTGTTTCAGTTACCTTTCCGTTATAAGAACCATCCTTGTTAAAGAAAGACGCGTCTGAGGATTTAAAGTCCATATACACCAACTCGTTTGGTGCAACCTCAATGATTAGGTCAGGTCTTGCTGCAAGTCTATTCTTTACATTAGCAAAAGTATGTTCTGCATAGTACTTAACGTTTTTACCCCATTTAGTTTCGATAAACTTTCTTAGGTTTACCAATCCTTTTAGAACCTCATTAGCATCAACTACTTTTTTCTTTAAAATTTCAGCGATAAGCGCCTTGCTGATGAAAGGATCTTCCTCGAAGTAAGCAGCACAAAGACTATGAACGTCATTACCACTTTCGGTAATAAATTTAACTTGGGCTTCTAACCGTTTTGTTTCAGCAAGGGTTACCGATTTTCTATCGCCAAGTTGTGTTTGACGAAGTTTAATCTTGATATAGTCCTCTTCGTTGAAACGATTACCGCTAGTAAGGATAGATTTTAATCCTGAAGGAGTAATTAATCGCTTACCACCTTTCTCCCAAAGAGAGTTATGACCATCGGGTTCCGTTCGTTCCTCAAAGGTTGGATCACCATTAGGATCCTGCTCAACAATCATATTACGAACTACCTGTTGATTGAAACGGTCATTCTCGTTAGGTTCACGATTCCACATCTGTTCGACGATATCATTAATGAAATCATCCTTCGTTTTAAACTTAGGTTTAGACCACACCTTTTTAACGCTTTCCCAAAACTTAGGTAACTCTTTTTCCAACTTATTTTTCTTGGATAGTTCTAACTGGTTGATTGCTAGTTTTACTCCGGCACGACCTATCTCGAATACGATATTCTCGTCAATCTCGCTTAGAGATAAACCATTTTCGGTGAATAGCTGACGAAGAATTTTCTTTGATGTATTCGAATCGGGTAATGAATCATAGTAGATATGTCCGTACTCATGTACAGGAGTTGATTGGAATGCCTTTTTAGGATCGATATAGACAGCGTTGGCAAAAGCATGGCCAATGGCTCTGGTATCGAAAACAAGTCCTCTTTTAGCGTTTGTTTCGCAGAATTTAATAAAGTTATCTCTGCTTTTAAACATCTCAATCTCAGGGAATGACTTAACGAGATGGTCAATCATAAATTCTGCCAGTTCTGGATCATTGGTAAGCAATGCCTCGTGAGCAGTTTTTGGTAACTGATTTTTTATAATATCCCCATTTGATTTTAGAGCATCTACAAGTATTCTTCTAGCTTTATTATAAATACCAGGATTAGTCCACTCTCTGTTTCCTGCAACGTTTAATATTTTTATATTATTGTTGATTACCCAATCCTTTATTTCTTTAACATTATTAGGATTAACCAATGGTTCTGGTTTGCCTCTTTGTGCTTCTCTACCTAATGTTAATTTTCCTCCTGGGCTATCTTCTTTTCCAAACCAAATAGTACCATCTGCTTCTTGTGCATTATCTATTGTTCTTTGATGGTAAACGTCATTGTATTCTCCAAATTTTCCTTGCCTTCTTGTTGTTTTTCCTTCTTTTAAACCATAAGTTATTTTAAGATTTTTATTATTTATGTTTTTCTCTTTACTTACTGATTGTTTATATCCAGCAGCAGCTGTACCTCCTGTTTCAATTCCTATTTCTTTTGCTGCATCGAGTCCTGCCATATCAACACCTAATTGACCGCCAGATATTATTTTTATTATACCAGTTGTCGTTTGATTTGTATACTGATTTTTAATCTCTTTATCCTTAAATAGTTTATCTAATTTATTTACGATAGCACCGGATAGTTCCTTCTTAAACTCAGGGTTTGATATGTACTCTGCAGCAAAATCGTGAACATTACTATATCCATATAGACCAGGAGTAGTTGTTTCCTTTCGAGAAAGAGCAAGCAATTTTTCAAGTTCTGAACGAAGCTGTTTATCCTTGTTAATCTTATCTTTTGTTTCAAGATGTGCTAGTTCATGATATAATCTCTGTTCAAATCCTTCGCCAACGGAATCCTTGTACATCTCAATATTATTGTCGGTACCCAATGCGGCACTTCCAAGAGGATCAATCTTATCTAGGTAAAGGATAACCTTACTGTTTGGATAGGATAAAATGAGTTTATTAACTAACTTCTCAATCTCAGGATTCATCGTTAATATACGTTCTGATAAATCTTTTAGGGATAACTCATTCGTTCTACCCTGATTAGTATTAATTACCTCAAGTTTACCGAATACTACTTTCTCACTTATATTACCTAATTTCGATTGTGTTTCAGGGTTAAAATGATCTGATACAAATTTACCACCTAGTTCTTTTCTATTCTTACCAAGGTCTTTGAAAGCATCTACTTCCTGTCTTACTCTACGATTTAGGTAATCAATCTGTATTTCATTTCTTCCTTCTGCTTTTGCTCTTTGTGTTGTTCTGTCGTGTAATAGATTCGTGTCTTTTTCGAGAAGAGCATACTTCACTAAATCCTTTCCAAGATCCTCATGAAGTAAAAAGAAATTGCTACCAAAAATTGTATGTCCTTCATTAAGTTTATCGGTTAATAACTGTCTTAAATCATCCCAAATAGTATCGATGTTCTCATATCCTTTAAGTCCGAAGTTATTAACATCATACTCGATTCCATGATCGTCAAGAATTTCTCTAAGCAAATCATCCGCATCGAGTACACCTTGTTTTTGAGAAACGAATACTGACTTACCAGTACCAATGGAAGCGAATACAATAGAACCATGATAGTCAATAGGTAGTTCATTGGCAACTTTATTTCCACCAGCATGAGCCATCTTTAACTCACTTCTATCTATTTTTCTCCATGTGGTCTGCCAAGAACCTTCGTGAACGGTTGGTCCACCTAACACTTTCTTGAAGTATTCTGGTGTCCAAAGTTCTTTCTTGCTCCAACGTTCAGGGAACGTAGGATCAGCGAGAACATCTTTGGTAAGCTGTTCTACTTTTTCTACAACGTATAATTCTTTACCTCCTTCAAGACGGATTAATCGACCTGGGATATCCTTCTCAGCGTAGGCTAAATTCTCATTCTTAAACGAACCTAGCGGGAAAGAGCGAGTACTTGCTGTTCTATTACCTTTCTCTGATTCGACTAACGTGGTCGTATCTTTACCTGTAATATTATCGGCTGAGGCCATCTTATGATCCATCTTTTCGACCTTGACAAAGTTCTCAGGGTTAGAAAAGTAGTCCGAAATCATGGTTTTAGGATTAACCTTAATTCCATTCTCGGTGATATGATAGATTAGAGCAGTCTTAAAGTCTTCGTAAGTAACTCCTTTTGCCTCGATAAACTTGATGAATTGTGCTTCAGTCTTTATGTTAGCATACTTCTGATGGTCAGCAAGGCTAAACGAACCTACAAACTCAGAGAAATTATTCTTGAGATCCTGAACATCGTACTTGTGTTTTGTTTCATATTTGAATCGAACCTTACCACGATTACCCTTAAGGAATTCCTTTATGTTATCAACAAGTACTTGGGATATCTGACCTGCAGTTAACTCGCCAAAATCATTCTGTTCCCAACGTTGCATCTCGGATTCAATAACTTTTGCTTTTTCGTTAAGAAACTTGTCACTCATGAACTGATAGTAAGTTCCTGTAGTTATTGCATTCTTAATACCATGCTCATATATCATGTAGGTATACAAAGCATCCTTTAACTCTGCAGGAAGAGCATCAAAATCATCATGAATTTCTTTAAGCTGTTCTGGTGTTAGGTTAATGGTTCTAAAGATAGTTGGAACTTGTATCGTCTTTTCCTCGCGAAGTTTTATGTTCTTAATGTCGGTAATATCTGCTCTATCCTCAACCTGCACAAAATCCATGAATTTGTTATTCATAAATTTTGTTTTGTACATAGGGAAATCGTTAATCAGTTTATCCGCGATAGTACCCGGTTCTACATCTTTAACCAATGCGTTAAGGGAGATGAATGCCTGAAGGTTATTCATAATTTTCTTAACCGTTTCGGTTCCAAGCCATACTCCACGTTCTGAACCCTTCTCTAAAGCAATCTTGTTCTTAATCTCATGGACTACAAACTGAGCAATCTTCGATGTTTCGATGCTCTTTTTGAATGCAAGATTTTCTGCAGCCATTAATGACTTAATGGCATTCTCGAGAAGAGGGGTTAACTCTCTTTGGGTATCGTTTAAAAATGCACGAGTATCATAGAAATAAAGTCCATTGGTCATTAATCTCTTTATCGAATCCAATGAAGCAGCGTATTCTTCGTAACTTTTTGGTGTCTGCTCGGTTAACTTCTGAACACCTTTAATCACGTTTAGGTCGCTGGAATACTTCATTAACTTATCTAGAGCAACAACATCTGCAGGTTCTTTTGAATTAAACATTCTTTCAACCTCAGTAAATGCAAGTTTTTGAACCTCTGATGTAGAGTAGAATTCGTTTGATTTATTAAATCGATCACACTCTACTGCAAACATTTTAAATACTGGACGGTTAAAGAAGATTGAAAGCTCTTTAATTCGTTGGGTAACCGCTTTATCTAAAAGTTGAGCAGTTTTGTAGTTCTTAGATGATAATGAGCTATCATTGATAAGAGCAAACTCAAATAGGTTAGATGTCCAAACATTATATCCCATCCTTCCAATCTTAGGATCGGTCATATTATCGAAACATAAATTGGTAATATTCCCATGATGTTCTTTATAAACATTGAATACATCTTCAGGAATACCATCTAGCTTAATAGAACCTTGTTGCTTTCCTTTATCATCATATCTTGGAATAGGAAATGATGTAGTATACTGCTTACCATTCTTGGCGGTAAATTTCTTGATATCAGGTTTAATCGCATTTAGATAGCTATAGGTTGTTGCATGATTGGTTGCAATGGCCTTTAGATTAACACCATCTAAACTGATTATTCTTGCCTCTTGAAGTGCCCAGGGATGCCAGTATAATTTCTTATCAAAAGTTCTTGACTTATCAGGTGGATATAATTTGTCGATTACCTTCAGTACAGGAACGTCATATTTTTCCGTATCAATAGGATTCATCAACATCTGAAGATTGTTTGAATCATTGAAGTCTTTTTTAATGGCAAGGATTGATTGATTAGAACGACCTTTTTTGCTCTCGTCTAGGATTATATTTCCTTGTTTATCCTTGAATAGGAATAGTAAATATGCTCCATCCGCATCGAAATCTTTACCTGCTCTACTTGCAAGGGTAGCGCTAACAGAACTAGAGTTACCAACAGAGCGAAGAGTTAATCTTCCAAGTGGATGACTATGATAGTTAGTACCTGGTACAAAATTAACGAATACCATTTCACCGGGAACCATAAATTTACCATCAACCTCTTCAACCTCCCAATCGTTTAGTTTTCCTTTATCGTTATATAAATCGGAATGCTGTTTGCTATTCTTTTCAATATGTGATATCGCTTCTTTTTCCGTGACGAAAAATTTAGGATATCTACCTCCGGGAAGATTTGCGGCTACCTGTGGAAGTAAAGTGTATCGACTATCCTTAGATGGTCTATAATCTTTTAAGTGTCCGAATACGTCGGGAATAAGATATGTTCCCTGACGATTACCATCTAGAGTTAACCCCTCACGTTCAATGTAGGAAAGAACCTTTCTAACGATTGATTCGCGAATGAATGGTTCATTGATACTTGCACCAGACGATAATCTTCTATATACAAGTAAAGCATTTCCCTCGAGATTTTTTGGATCTAATTTACTACCTTCAGAATCGAGTATATTCTCTTCACCAGTATCAGGATCGATGGTTACATTTGCGAATTCCTTGGTGAATAGTTCGATAACGAAAGATTTAATCTCTTCAGGTTTAGTCATTCCGTTGAACTTCTTTTCAAGTTCCGCTAATGTGATATCAATCTGTTTATTTACATGCTCGAGATAACCCGAAAAACTTGGAAGAGCGATAAGATTTGTTTTAAGCTGAATAGGAACCTTACCCTTACCTTCAGCACCTACTTTCTTACGAAGTTCTTGCTGAGAGATAACATTATCTAAACTCCAAGTTTGTTTGAATTTCTCAATATGTTCGGTTGGAATATCATTTAATGTACCATCCTTTTTGAATAGTGCTAGTGAACCCTTACTGGAAGAATGTGGATTATCTAATAGTTTACTACCATTAAGTTTTACCGCTTTATCTGTAGTGAATACGTCAATCCCATTCTTATCCATAAAGTCAGCTAGTGCCTTCCATTTAGCACCACCAAACGTATCAACGAACACACTGATATCTACAAAGTTTGCCTTGCAGATAGTCCTCATTCCTTTATCATCAAGGAAGTCAACCAATGATTTTGATGTTTTAAAGTCACCTAGTTCTAGAACCCTATTATAGATAGAACCAAGATTTTTACCATAATTCGCCATGAATTTACTAGAACCAATGGCAAGACCATCCATTACAGCGAATTCAGAATCGTTGAATCCAAGTTCTTTTAGATCTTCAGCAACCATTACCTTAAATTCTCGTGGAATACCTGATGTAGGTATAGTTCCTAGACCTGTTGAAGTTCTTGTCGCACCACGCTTTAGAATCTGAATAAAACCACCATCGTACTGCTTAAGATTACCATGAATAATCTCCATCAAGTCTTTGGTATTCCTTGCGAAGTTGTAAACAAAATCCTTTACAAAATTTTCAAGTCCAGCATGGTCAATATTAAAAGTAGTCTTTATTCTTTCACCATAATCACTAATATAAGCCTGTACTACATCTTCGTAGTCAGGTAGATTTTCGGTTAACCATTTTTCACTCGCTACCGGTGATTTAGTTCTTGAGAGTTTTGGAGCATTCACATGGAGTAACATCTTACGATCACTGAACTGTCCAGCATTAGCATAATACGTTTTATCCCCATCAAAAAATTGAATCATCTGAGATACCCAAAAATCTTCAGGCGAAATATGTTGATTCTCGATAGAATTTTCTTTCTTATTTCCCTTCTCAAAGTCATACCCTTTGATACCCTGTTGATACATAATGGTTGGTTGGACACCAAGTTTTTTTAACTTCTGCATAAAAGGATGCTCTTGAACATCAAATGCTTTTTTAAGCGTTTTAAGAGCAGGAAAATCTTGCACGTAAGCTGCGAACTGTTTCCCATCAAGGTCACGAACCATTAATCCTAATCCACCCTTTTTAGAGGTGCTAAGCTTAACGATATTCGCAAAGACACCCTTAACCCCTTTGGTCATGAAATCAAACATAAACTCTTTGTTCGACTTCTTTTCTTTACCAACCTGGGTATTATACTTACCCGCAAACGAACCCATCATCTTAGAGGATAGACTTGTTTTATCAGGTGCGTAGTAAGGTTTGCTATCTACAAAGGTTGAACCTTTTGGTAGGTCAATCTTTTTAATTCCTAGAGATGTTAAATCCTCTATGCTTTCATTAGCCTTGTAGTGATTAAAGTCAATGATGTCTTTAAAACTATTGAATACTGTTTTAACATACTTTTCATTACCTTTCTCATCCACAACACGCATAAGGGTTTCATTCTCCTTCTTATCATTATCATAGAAGTAATGATCCCTCCAAATCTCTTTGCTAATCCCTGTGACATCTTCTAGGAACTGTAAATCATGTTCGAATATTTTGGCCTTATTAGGATTCTCATGGTCGTACTCTCTAACAAATTTATTATGCTCGTTGATATACTGTCCAATACGAGTAGATAATGCTTTTTCGCCCTCACTATGCGTACCGTCTTTATGGTCAATCCTAAAGTTATTAATCTTCGACATGAATGGTTTAATCAGCGAATCAAGGTCAAACTCAGGATTGAGGAATGTTCTTTCATATTTATTGGCATCCTTACCGTTAATGAATATCTTAATTGATTCAAAACGATGTAAGTCAACTGTTGAATAGAAGTTAAGGTAACTTAGGAATGTATCCCAGTTTACATTATTCTCATATAGTGATGAAAGAAGATAATCATCAAAATCGTCAGTTGAATGTTCTAGCTTATCAAGAAATTTAAGGTAATCCTCAGAATCCTTTAGTTTGTATTTACCCATCCTTACCCGAGAATGGAATTCACGTTCAAGGAAATTCTTTTGCAGTTTACTTTCTCTGGCCATCGCATCGAATAGAGGGGATAGGTTTTTACGTTGTTCCTCTAACCTCTGTTCACTAGTTGTTAATAAACTCGAACTGTGCTGATGCTCTTCAAGAGCTGCTTTAATTTTCGGGATAGAATTGTTGAACAACTCATTAACCGCATTCGCAACTTTAAGTTGAAACTCGTTCTTTGGCTCATACTTAAAACTGAATAGTTTATAGAATAAATCCTCGATTGCAGGATGGTCGGTGTTGAACTTAGGATTCTCTTTCGCTACCTGTCTAGCCAAACGAATTGCTTCCATGGCGGCTTTCTCAAAGCTGTCCATACCACTATCCATCATGGCCTTTTTAATAACACCAATAAATGTCTTGATATTATCTACCCGAATTTTAGGGAATAGCTCAGAGTACTTATCAGAACCATCGGCTTTAGGTGCGTAAAGTTTTGCATTCTCTAGTTCCTCAAGAGAGGATATGATATCCTTTAATGGTTTAGGTTTGGCTGTACCATGTTCGGCCATCATCTCTTTGACTTCCGTTTCGATATCAACTTCTTCCTTAACCTTTGGCTTCTTTTTGGCTCTAGGTTTTTTCTCTACTTTTGCCTTTGCTACTTTCTTCTCTTTACTTTTTATTTGTTTAGAGGCTATTTCCTCATCGATAACATCGAGAAGTTGTTTAGAATCCTTAACGAACTTTTCTTTAGATTCAATCTGTCTCTTACTGAGGTTATACTCTTTCTTCTTCTCTAAGGCTTTCTCGTTCTTGTTAATTTCTTTTTGAATATCGACTTTTTTCTGATTGAGCTGGTCTTCGTTAAGGGTATGAGCACTCTTAAGGAAATCTAAAGTTTCTTTGTTGTACGCATTGGTTTTCTCACTGGCCATTAGTGCGAATAGACGACTTTGAAGTTCTGATAGTTTCTGAATATCATTATCCTTATTCTGTTTGAGGTACTGAATCTTAGTAACTCCTTCAAAAATCATATCATTTGCTTCGTGGATATCAATTTCTACCATACCACTCTTAGGTAGAATGGCGGTTTTTTCAAGCATCTTAATAGCCTCTACCTGGGGAGAGGTTACTCGATTACTTAATCCAAAATCTTTTCCGGCAATCTCATCATGCTTCTTTGCATAATCGTTGAATTGTCTATCGGCCTTTCTCTGTTCAGCCACAAACTTTCCATCTACGGCTTCAGGAGTAACCTTGTCAATTTGTTCTGCAATCTTACTCGTAAATTCTGGTCCAAACTGAGTAGTTAGTTCCTCGTTCAGATTACGAATATTCTTTTCACTACGAGCACGATTCTGAGCAAACTTGTTAATGGCCTTATCCTTCAATGAACCAGTCTTAACAATAGGTTCCTCAACTACCTTCTCAACAGGCTTAGGAGTTTCCTTTACGCTTACCGGTTTTGATTTTTCAAAGGATGGTTTTTCTTTCTCGATGAAAGAGGTAAGCGCCTGCTCTTGCTGGTCAAGTATTTCAAGTTTATGCATATCCTCTTCAGTACGATTTACCTCAGGTATCTCGTTCTGTTTTGAATATACTTCTTTAAGTTTTTCTTCGGCTTTATCGATTGTTAAAGGAACAAATTCACCCTTAGTATCCTTCTCAAGCAAACCTAACTTTTGAAACTCATCAGTAGTAATAGTAATCTCTTCGGTTTTAGGTTTTTCTACTTTAGGTTTCTCTACCTCAACTTTTTCGGTTTCTGTTTTTGCTTTTGGTGTTTCCTCTATCTTAGTTCTTTCGACTATAGGTTCAGTTACAATTCCTGAATTTTTATCGTACTCCTGCATGAAATTACGATATAACGCATCAGACTCAACTTTTTGAACCTGCTCCATATTGGCTTGAAAATCCTTCTCTGACATCTTTACTTCACCAAAGTTCTTGGTATATAGACTGTATTCGCCTTTCTCTTTATTATACCCGCGAATAAGAAACATATTACCTTGATTATCCTTAGTGAAATAAACAGTGCCATCTGAAGTGCTTACCTCGTTTAACTTGGTTTTAACACTCTCTGAAACAACATCACGATTAATGTTAGGATCTGTTGTACCATGTTCCCGGAAGTACTTAACGTTTTGATCGAATATTTTGACAGGAACGACTACCTGATTAGCAATTTGTTCCTCGGTAAGTTTTACTTTTTCTCCTTTAGGCGAAAGACCGTATACATCTTTCCCATCATGAATTACCTCTACCGTATTCCCATTCTTATCCTGAGCAAGGTATACAGAACCTTGTTGATTCCTTCTATCCCTAGTTGCCTTATTTGCCATAGCAATAGAGAATGGAGAAACAAGGACACCGAATGCGATACCACTCTCAAGACTTTTTGCGGAATTCTGTAGGTACTCATCCCAATCCCACTTTTTCTCCATGAACCAGTTATTCCCTAGCTCTTTCATGGTGTTAATGGCTTCCATAGTAACTACACTATGAGTAGTTCCACTGGCCATCTTTTTACCGTAGTCCAGTACTCGTTCTAGAAGCGGTAATGCTTTTGGATATTTCTTTAGATATGCATTAACCATTTCCTCACCGGATTGAATAAACATCTTAGGATTACTCTTGAATACCGTTGCCATTCCCTTACCGATTAATCCTTTAGGAATTAATTTGCCAAGATATTCTGCCATTGGAAGAGTATAGGCTAATGCATACATAGCCTTTGCCCCTAATGCCTGACGTTCTGATAAGGTTTTACCTGTTTGATTTTCGTAATCCTCGATGGATTGTGTTGCCTCTCCAACACCCATATACCCGAAAGCACCCGATGATGCATAAGCAACGGTTGGATTTTTGGTTAGTATGGTTGTTGCCGCAAGAGCAATATACGGTGCAAGTCCTGAAATAAACTCTTCTTTTTTCGACTCTGCAATAGGCAAATCTCTAGCGACTTCCGAACCAAGTTGTGACCAGGCACGAAGATTTGAACGTTGAGAATCTGACGATTTAATTCCGGCTTTACTTAAAAGATTATCTAGTGCGATACTCTGTTCTGCTGTTCCCTGAAGTACTGAACCCAGTGAATGAGCAAAAGAGGTAAGTGTTCTCGTGATAACACCATCCTTTTCCCCTTCAGGTTTATTCGATTCAGCAATTCTCTTTAAACGATCATATTCGTATATACCCTTATTGCGTTCTAATAAAAGTTCGTCATACTGTTTTTTAGCATTTTCCGCAACGGCTTTTTGAGTATTCCATATCGCCTGATTCTTTAATTCCTGCTGTTTGAAATCTTCAGTAGCAAACATGGAGTTAGACATTTTAATAGATTGGTCTATTAACTTATCATAAGTATCTACTCCTAAAGCATATTTAGCAAGGCTATCCAGTCTACTCTGCTTTTCATCTGTCCATTCGAACGGTTTAGTCTTTTTAATGCCCCAAATGTTCGCTAATGCGTTTTCCCCGAAAGACAAACTTTCATCGTACTTAATTTTCTTGGAGATATCAATCGCATTCCAATTATCCTTTAAGGTTGGTTGAGTCACTAAACGGATATCCTTCTTCGAATCAATCGCCTTTGAGATATCAACCTCAAGTGATTGCCAACTTTCTAAAGGACTATTTAACATCTCGAGTAGAACCTCATTGGTGGTTTTACTATTGGCGAGAGTTTTTGACGGAACAGTATTACCAATCAATTTTTGAAGATTATCTTTCTGCTCATAGTGATCTTCCATCGCCTGCTTGGTAGGAGTTTGAGCTTTTAGAATAACATCCTGATAGTACCTGGTATTATTCTTAACGATATCGGGATTCCAACCATTCTGGTCAAGGAAATAGTCAGTATTGTTATGCATGTAGAACCGAAGGTCCGAACGAAACTCTTTCAACGCTTCGGGATTGCTAAACAATTTCTTCCTTAACTCAGGATCCTTTATCTCACCGATTGCAGTATTCTCGATTAGCTCTAAATTCTTTTGACGTTCCTCGTAGGTAGAGTTTTTCGCATTATCGCGAATGTTCTTTAGAGCAGTTGAAACATACTGTTGTACTTCTTCAGGAACCGCTTTTGCGGAAGATTCCATCATCTGTGAATACTTCTCTTTATGTACTGCAGATAGTTCGTCTTGAATAGCACCATTGTATGCCTGTTCGAATGATATCTTCTGAGCAGGTGTAAGCTTGGCATAGTTCTGTTTGTACTGTTTTACCATATCACCTACCTGACTGGTAACCCTACGCATAACCTCATCCTGCCCTTCAGGACTTTGAATAAATTTCTGAGCTTCGTCAAAAGAACGTTTTAAATACTTCTGTTGGGTTATAGCACTTTCTTGGGTTATCTCGTCTGAAGTATTCTTGTATAGCGGATTCTTATAAGTACCATCCTCATTGCGTTCACGTTGAGATTTGTCAACATTATCAACATGGTGTATTGCAATTTTTTCAAAGGCTAATCCTGACTGTTTACCGTAGATAGAATCAAGTTTTGCCTTAAAGTTTTGAATATTCTTTTCGTAGTTTGCAGGATCTTTGTCCAGCGCTTCAAACTCGTCAACTAATGGTTTATAGTTTTCGGTATGTTCAATCTTAAACTTTTCTAGATCATCATCCGATGTTTCAACCTCAGCCTGTTTCTTTTTTAGTTCCTGACCTTCGGGAGTATTATAGTAGTCACCATGCTGCATGGTGGCCTGACCTTTCATGTACTCATCCTTCAGGCGTTTCTTTTCCTCGATATCCTTTTGTAATTTTTCCTCTTTATTTTTTTTCCAAATCTCAGGATCCATTGTTTCCTTTTGGAACTGGTCATAGCTACTGAACGGATATTTACCTTCACCCGCCAATGTGTTATACATCGTTTCGTTGTAGGTAGTATCCTTCTTTACTAGTTCAAGTTCCTCGGGTTTAACGATTTTTCCAAAAAGATCAAAACCTTGAGATTGATTATTATCAGGACCTAGAGGGTAAGCCATTGTTTTATTTTTTTACTAACGTTCAACTTCCATTCCATCAACACCTGCCATACCGCCATTATCTCCTACATACTTGTTGTAGGTTGTAAGGGTTGCATCGTAAATGCCTCGGGTAATGTGTTTAAATGAATTGCTCTTGCTGATATTGTTTGGTATTACGTAGATAGGTTCTTTTACTCCTGTAAATGCGTATTGAGCAGATTCATCGGTAATTGTTCTATCACGATACGAAAGCATTAGTGATTGACGAATTGCAATTTTATCGCTTTCAGTTAAGTTTTCAATAGGTTGTCCGTTCTCGTCATAAAATTCATTAACGTTATCTATGACATTCTGCATATTCGTTGCGGTAAGAACTACTGGTTCATCCATGATGTTTGCACGAACCTCATTCTGTTCCCAACCTACATCTACTTTCGCCCCTGCTTTTCTACGTTTCTCTGCATCAAGAAGATACTTTGATTGCCCATCAGGAATTCTAAAATTTACATAAACCTTTCCTTTCCGAACTTCATTAGCAAACGATACCTCTTGATTCTGAACGTACATATTTCGTGGAGTAGAGGTAAGCAAATCCGGTGCAAGCATTTTAAAGGTTCTACGTTGCTCTTTATGGGTAACACCTGCCTTATCGGTATACTCAGGACTAATCTGGTTTAGGTATGGAAGTACCGTTTCATCAAAAAGAGAACGTGGTTCAGTCTTGGTTGACCGGGCATGAGCAAGAACTCTTTGCTGATATGCTTGTTCAGTTAAACGGTAACGTTGACCTTCAAACTGCTCGTAGATATACTGCTTAATCGCTGAACGAGTTTTCTCTTCGCTATTATACTCATGATTTTTATCTCCACTTAACTCATAGTATTTATCACGTTCTGCTTCAGGTAGATTCAAAAACTTAGCATGTGCGCTAGGATATACCGCTTCAATGATACGATTATCAATCATACTCTTCCATGAATTCTTATTAATCGTGGTGCCGTCGGCCTCAAAATCTGTTGCAGGATTCCATGTAGCATCATTGATAACCTGCATACCTGTTGCGTACATATTCTCTTTTGCTGAAGGTGGATCGGGAATTGTTGTCTTTATTCCTTGTTCTGCCTCTTGCATAAACTTTGATTTCCAATCATAGAAGTCGGTAACGGATATTGCTCCTGAACGCATAGCGTCGTAATGTTCTTTATACTTATCCTTATTGTAAAGGTCATTATTAATGGCTTCAGAATTGATATTTTTGGTGTAATCATCCTTTAAACGATACCACTCCACATCTCGTTTATCCCCCGGAGTTTTATACAAATTTTTAAGTTTATCGATACCCTCTCTAAATCCTTGTTCTAGAATAGTCTTGTCTTTCACAAAAGAAGTATCAGCAATCTTCTCATGCTCTGCAGTAATTTGTTGTCCTAACGCATCCAGTTCATGTTGTTTCTTTAGAAGTACAGCATTTCTCTGTTCCTCGAAATTAAACGCCATGTTGAGGTATGTATTATCCAACTGTTGTTCGGTTTGATTGCCATAGTCTTGCGTAAATCCCATTGGGCTAATCTGTCCGTATGTATCGAAATTCTCAGGCATACTACTTTCCTCCTAGATTTGCAACATCCTCGTCGTTAATGTAACCGAGCTGACGTAGGCTTAGGTTATTATCTTTTGCGAATTTAAGTAACTGGTTCATCTTGCGTTTTCGTATAGTTTCATTCCTTTCCTGTTTGATAGAGGAAAGAAGATTATCAATTCCTGCTTTCTGAAGTAATGCGGATTGGGTAAGTTTAGCACTATTCAATCCGTTCTCAGTGGATAAACGATTCAAATCATCTTGTTTTGCTGAACGAATGGTATCTCTAATTTGACTTGTTGCATCTCCTTGTACGTTAAGAATAGCAGATGTTTTTGCGAGATTTGCATCACCAACCTTATCCCCTAACGCTGCTGCTGTTTGTGCGTAATTGGCACCAAACTCAGCAGTAGTTAGTGAATTCTTGGCAAGATCCTTCATACTTCCTTTCTTTAATCTCTCAATCGTATTTCGAGTATCTTTAAATCCAGTTTCAATAGCAGCTCTTTTTTCTGCTGCAGAAGCGAATATTGCTCCTTCCTCTTCGGCTTTTGCTTTATCCGCAACATTTTGTTGTTGTCTAAAATTTCTACGAACTGCTTGTTCATTTTTTATCTGACCTGCAATACCAGCAACACTTTGCATTGTTGCAATAATTCTATCCGTTTTATAGTTGGAATCAGAAGCAAATGGATCAGTAGTAGTGGTAGATTCACTTGTCGATTTATCACTAGATTTAGTAGGTTTTTTCTTTTCACCAACAGTTATAGGCGCTTTAGTTACATCAATACTTTTCTTAACGAATTCAGAATCGCCTATTGTATTAACATCTGACTTTAATAAACGTTTCTTAGAATCATTTTTTCGAATATTAATTCCACTCATTCTAGGATCTGAAACACCTTTTAAATTAGCTGAGGGAAGTCCTAATTTTATTCGTAAAAGTTCATCATCAATCTCTTTTTGAGTTTTAACCAAACCTCCTTTAGCGAATTTGCCTAAATATTTTCTTGTTGGTTTCATAGTTTTTCCTTTCTCCTTATCGGCATTGATAGAATCTTTTACTGCAGTTAAATCTATCCCTTTTTGTTGTAATTCTTGAACTTTTTCAGGGCTAACTACTAATTCGTCTTTAGTTAGTTTAACCTCTGTATTTCCTTTGTTATTATTCTTCTGTAATGATTTATCAATACCCGCTACACGAGCAATCTTTTCAACTGTGTCATTTAATTTAGGATTATCCGTAGCAGGAATAACAAATGATTGGTCGGTTACCTTAGCGGTATTGACATCCTTACCTTTTTTACCATATACCCATCCACTCGGATTAAATTCAGGATTATTCATAGCACCGTATGGGCCACCACCATTTCGTAAGTCATTCCAGGCATATCGACCTAACATATGTCTAGGCCCAAATGAAGTTGATTCTGCGGCTATCTTCTGTTCTAGTTCACCATTAACATTCTTAACTGAACCCCATTGGCTCTTGAGATGTAACTTAAGATTATTTTGATATTTTGAATATTCTTCCGCGCCTAAAACTGCCTTCATCTCTTCAGGTGTAAGATATGTTTTACCATACTGTCCTTCAAAAGCAACGGCATAGTCCTCAATCTTTCTAGAATCATAATCTTCAGAACCGTATCGTTTGATAAAATCGGCCATTGGAATATTAGGATATTTCTTCTGCAGGGCAAGGGTTAACTTTTCTTGTGCTTTACGAAGAAGTGTATCACGTTTTCTTCCTTCACTATCTAGAATTTCATCTTTTCCTTTTTTAACTTCTCCACCTTTTGAAAGATACTGAGGTGCATTCGAGTTGAATAGTGATTCCTCTTTATCTGCAGCGAAAGATATTTTCTTTGAAAACGCTTTTAGATTAGCGTTACGAACTCGTCTGTTTTGTGCATTTGCTGATTTCTTTCCGAATAATGCACCACCAATAGCTCCCAAGCCACCACCAACTAATGCACCAACTGGTCCAAAAGCCATTCCTGCAGCAGCACCTTGAGCACCCATGGTAAGTGCTGATTTTGCCATTGCCTGTTTAGTATTGACAGTACCATCCTCTCTATTTGGATCAATAAATTCAGTAGCCATCGTTGTGCCTGTTGTCACTGCCGAAGCGATACCCATTTGCTTCGCACGAAGTTTTTGTTTCGCCGCAATGGTATCGGGATGGTCTGCCCCTAGAGTCTTGACCATATTATCGTACTGGGTTTTTTCTTCTAGTAGTGCCATGTTATTTCGCGTTACGGTATTCACAAATTAAACTCTCAAGGGCAAATCGATTAAGTGATCTTAGAAGTACTGCACAAACCGAAGAGTCGGCAACCCTTGAATGTTGCAATATCCCTTCTGAATTGGGGATGTCAATGAATGGAACAGCCATATAAATCGTTGAACCATTAATAGTGACATATTCATTATTAGCCAAAGTTTCTTGGATAGATTGAAGGTTTCCAACAAAAAACTGTATCGTTTCTGGTTGTAAACCTTCAAGGGTATGTATGATGATATTATCGAATATTTTCTTGAAAATATCACGTTTATCCGCACCAACAACGAGAAGAATAGAATAGTAGCTATTAAGCTTAACTGTACCGCTTTCACTTTCAGTATAAATCTTAATACCACCACCCCGCTCTAGCTTATCGATAATTGCTACTTTTTCACCAAAAGGGTATATACTAATTGAGTAAGTATTATCAAGATGCTGAATTCCATTAACAATGAAAGGATTCATAGATACTTCAAGAATCTTATTGCCTGATAGAACCATTAAGCATTTAGTTTCTTTGCTATACATTAATGACTTAATACTTGTTAGATATGTTTTAACTAGATTAACGATACCCAATTTTCTAGCAAAATCTTCGATTCCCTCACCAAGTATGTTTAATGTTCCATCAGATGAATTATAGAATACAATACCTGAAGGAGTAGTAATCTTCATAAGGTTGTGGTCAATCCCATTTAGATTATCTATACTCTCGTACTTAGGAAAGATAGAACCATAGGAAACAACAAGATTTGTGTTGTTTGACATATTGGCCAACATTCTTTCCATGTATGGTAAAAATCCAATGGCATTCTGTTGGAACACAATTAACTTATCCTTAGTAAATTCCAATCCACGGATATTCTTTCCATTCACATCGCATATTGCATATGAATCAGAATATATTTTTCTGAAATAATCCTGATCTCCTTGAAGTGCTTGTTTTTCCGACCAGTAGATAACATTCGTTAGCTTAGTATTTATCTCGAAGTCATTCGGTACTGGTACTAACTCTCTCCCTGAATTCTTTGAGAGATATGACGTTCCGTAAAGAAAATCTTCAAACTGTCCTCTATTACTAGCGATTCCTATTCCTCCCAGATTTATATGAGATCCTGATGCTTCCCCAAGTATTCTATTTCTTGAATGACGAACACCAGTTCTCATACGAAGGTTTATCTTAGAGGTAACCGGCATGTATACTGTATTTGAAGAATTACCGTTGGTATTAGTAAACTTCGAAATTCGCATTACTTCAAATACATTAGCATAGTACTGACCACCATAAACTGATATGTCACACTTGTAGCTCTGATCAGAAATTCTAAATATGTTTTGAAAGAATGTAGCATCTGTCTTTTGATAGTGCCCTATGAACTTATAAATAGTATTTGCTAAGTCTGAATCATCCTGAGATGCAAATCCATAACCAACCCTTTCAATCCTATAAGTCCAATACTCTAATACATTTTTCGTATTTGTTTGACTTGCTGAAAGTGACTGATATAAGCCTGTTTCGTCTTTTAGTTTTATAAGTAAGCCTTTTTTATTCCCCATTCCTACCCCTCCAGAGTTTCTTCCTCTACCTGCATTGGCAATAGTGCCTAGTCCTTCCACAACAATGCTTTCTGTTTCTGGTAGGTTTGGTAGTTCAATGATTTTCTCAATGGTTCCGACATTATCATAAACAGCAGAATCAAACAATCTTCTGAAGTATAACTTAAAGAGGTTTAAATGCTTATTGCTATCGTACTCCCATATAGAATCCATCCAGTTCGCATAGGTTGTATTCTCCCATGCGGTGGCGTGAATCTTATCTCCGGCTTTTGGCATCTCTCCGTTAAAGAAGTATTCCGGTGAGTATATAAGAATCCAACCATCACCATTAAATGGGGGTGTGTCTAGATCAGTACTGCAACTATAGAACGGAACTAGGTTAGGTAGTAATGTTGATTTTGTTATTCTCGTAAAGAATCCTTCGGTAACAATTCTTTTAACTACTGGTTCTGCCTGAACGATGGAAAATCCTGATATTAATGGTACACCATTGCTTATAAAATCTTTTAGATCCAATCCGATTATTTCGAGCCAGTTAAAATCTAGCTGTAATCTATACGGATTTGTTGATTCATTTACAAAGAAATCACCATCTGTTGCTGCAAACTCAGATGTTCCGTACTTGTTTTTCTGAAACCATACAGTACCCTTCACTGTTTCCATTATAGAACTAAAGGAAGCAAGCTGTGTCATTGGAGCATTCGCATAGTAACCTGTTTGCGATTCAAGATCTCCAATCCAGATTGGACGTAATGGTTTTCCGTATAAATCGAATGGAACTATTGCTAAGCGTAATGGTTCGCCACTACGATAAATTTTATTTCTAAACGCTATATGAGGGTTCGTATAATCAGCAAAACCTGGCCCATAGTTCTTATTATCCTTGTTCCATACGCTATCATTGTACCTTTTGTATGTTCTAGGGCTTAACGTTTCAAAGGAGCTTTTTGCTAGTTTTTCTGAAAACTGAGCCTGCTTCTTTTGTCCTGAAGATGTAAAGTTATAGATCTCATTGTTTGTCGCCTTGTCAAGAACTATTGGAGATTCTATTCCAGTTGAAGCACCATTCGAAAATCGTTTTAACGCAATGGTTGGTCTTGTCTTAAACTTAATGTTATCGAAAATAGTATTCTCATCAGGAACCATCTCGTTAATCTCAATATCTCCAAGCGTGTTAATTTCTCCATTCGAAGCCATAACGCCAACCTTCTTGATTGAGATGGTGTTTTTCATCACCTTTTCAAGCAAGATACTCTCTAACTCAACATTTGACGAATGGGTGTATTCACCAGTACCTACTGCTCCGTCGTAGAAAACTCTACCAGTATCAATCTTAAATTCATCAATAGCGTAGAAAGCTGCAATCTTAACATACCAACCATGAAACTCAGTTAAGTTTAGCAGTTTAAGAACAATCTTGCATGACGATTTTAAGGTACTATTGCCACCTTCGATATTCTGATAGTCAACTGGACCATAGTTAATCGGCATTTGATTTGGAACCTCAACCGGATTATGCATCATAATCCAGTCTGTTGATATCCCTGATGGTTTGTACGCTTGGATAGCATAGTAGTATTTTCCACAAAGAACAGAACCTCCGTTTGATACCTGGTATAAATCTAGTATAGGTGTTCCTACCTTTGGTGAAAAAGTCAGGTCTACAATATCACAGGTTTGACTTGACGCGTCGAGAAGATCAATACTCCATGGATTGGTATTCCCATCCGTGAAATAAATTCTTAGCTTGGTTTCTGAAATGTTGGTCCAAAACGAACAGCTACGAATTAGATACGTGGAACTAAACCCAAAATCCGAGTTAGTCCTTGTAAATAAGGTGGCGAATGTTTTTGTTACAGGATTGTATCGGCTAATGTTAAAATAAACCGTATCGATAAAAAAGAAGTATGTATTACCCTGAAAATTGAATGCACCGAGAATATCAGCGCTATTGTACTGTTTTTCCTGTTTGAAGAGTTTGATTGATTCCCAAGAAAGATTGCTACCAATGGTGGTGAATCTTCCGTTCACGGAATCTCTTGCGAAATCGGGATCATGTTTAAGAATACTTACATCGGTTTGTACTCCTTTACTTGGAAAAGTCGAAGTCACCATCGGATTCGGTTATTATTAAATCGTTAGATTCAGTAACCTTTTCGGCTTCTTTGAATTGTTCCAATGCTCTTGCGTTAATGATGGCAACGCTATAATCACGTTCCTGCTCTTTCGCCTCATTACGAAGTTGGTAGTAATTACCACCTTCACGTAAAGCAGAAAGTAGTCTTGCCTGTTCAACGATTCTATACTTGATATAGGATTGGATGGCGGGAATATGTGATTCTTCTACGATTGGTTGGTTGAACTCGTTTACATCAAGTGTTTCGTAAACGATGGTACAAGTTGTTTCATTCCTGGCAATAACGATTACGTTATCCTGTTCTGCAAATCTAAGTGATACCAGTTCTACTGCAGAGATATTTTTATAGAAAGAGAAGTCTTTCACTTCACTCTCGTTCAATGAGAATAAATTTCCTGAGTAAATCGCTTTAACACGAATTGTTAATTCTGGCAACAAGGCTTTCATATCCTCGAAGGTGATTAGGGATACAACCTGTTTCCCTCTATTAAGACCAATTTCCTTCTCGATGTATACGGCCCAACGGTAAAAGAAGTATTTCTGTTGTTGAAATTCTTCTGCAGGGATATTCAGTATATCGATAAAGGCCGATTCAAGCAGTTTTTTTGGCATATATTCTTATTTTAAAATCGGGTGAAGTGTTAAGTCTATCCTCTAACTTCTTCAGTAACTTTCTTTCTGGTTTCAGAAAGTAAACCCCTTTTAACTTGTCTTTAAACGAAATCCTTATCGTGTACGAGTAAGCTGAACCATATGCAGGAATGATGTAATACTGTCTTAACTTCTTCTCTACTAGGACTGTTTCAACTTTATGAATTCCTACACTCATATTTCTGTAGGTAAAAGTACCATTTTCTAGAACATGGTCAACAACTTCCTCAAAGTATTTTTCAAGCAAGTTGTTAATAATGTCAACAGAAACTTTTTTGTTGTATTTTCTAACAACTCTACCTTGAAGGTACTCACCTATCGGCTCATTATCCAAAACGTTAGTTTTCCGCAGTTCCATCTTGGGTTTCATCTACTTTATCCTGTCTATTCTGAGCAAAGTCTTTTGTTATGATTTGATCTACGACCATTTGAATCATATCACCACTTGCTGGAAGTTCATCCCATATGGTGAATTTTCGTAGTTCTGTTGCTGTATAAGGAGTCTTTTCTCCGTATGGTGGTGTAAGTGCTCTTCTAATGTAACACTGCCTAGGATCACTTGGAACAAGCATAACTGATAGTCCAAGTTTGAACGGATACGCATAGATTGTATTACCAATTAGTACGTAGACAGGATTACGTTCTAGTAACTCCTTATCTCCATTATATATCTGATAAAACAAGTCAAACGAATCAACCTTGGTGAATTCGATTGTTCTCAGTCCGTTAGAAACCCTTACAAAAGGATTCTTGCCAAACTGTACTGGTTGTGGAATAGTATACTTCGAGAACACTACGCTTCCATTCGGAACATTTATATCATCCCCGCTATTGGATTTTTCACATTCAACACGACCAAGATTAACTATCCATGCTGGATCTATTGTCTTTGATTTTTCGTAGATCAATTTCTTCATCACCTCGAGATAGTGCACTATCTTATCGTAGAGATGTTCATCCTCAATCTCGTCAGTATAATTAAGCTTACTTAAAAGATGCCTAATGTCATAAGCGGTTGATTCTAACGTATTCATCGTTCAGTTTTTAATGAGTAAACACCGGTATAGCTAGCCTTTGGATTATTTGATAGTATTAACGTATTGCAATCCCATCCTACCCATGGAAGATTACCCCAGTTTGGCCAATGCTTCTTTCCGTTATCTTTTGGTCTAGGTTTGCGAATACTAAACACTTTAATTTCATCTTTATAGGTATAATCACTTTGCATTGTAAAATCACGTAGCAAGGTGAAATTTTGGTTAAGGAATCCATCATTATGATTTGCAGTGAACGTGGTGTCCTTCTTTATGAATTTGGTTATAAACGTATCTCTAACGGTCATTGTTCCACCAGTCGCCTCGAGAAGATTTTTATACTTTATCCCAAGCGCATTGAGATCGCGTTTCAAACCGTATATACGTTTTTCGTAGTCTGTTGAAAGTTTTGAACTATCCTTCTGAAAGATATTCTTCATGTTCTTAATAGAAACAGTACCCTGTTCTATCTCACTTACTAATCTTCCCTTTTCGTCTTTCCATTGGCTTTGGTTGATAGCCAGGTTGCTTTCTGCTTTTTCAGCACGATTGTATAAATTATCAATCCAAGCAATTCCTCCGAAGATGATTCCAATCAGAAGAACGCCAAGGATTATGATAACATTATTTTTACTTATCATTTGGGGATTGAATTTATGAATCCGATTATACTTATAATCACGCATACAGCCACAACCGCAATAAATAGGTTTGGATGCCTAGACCAAAAGGTAACATCTTCAATAGCCTTGTTAATCTCTTTAATCTCAGGAATACGTGGACAGTTAACAATATGGTCATTTCTAGTCGTTTCTAACTTGGTAACCCGACCATTTGTTATCTCTGTATTGTGTAATGTTTTAAGTAGATCTTTTCTATCTCTATCCGTAACCATAGTAATCAATTCCATGTTCGCTTGAACTTGACGAGATAGGTTCTCAAGTTTAAGCATAATATTCTTGTCTTTCAGCTCTTGTTGCGCAGCCTGATTCTTTATTGCATCAAGAATATTATCGAATTGTAGGCTAATCACTTTATCTTCCTCCGGTGTCATTTTTGTTGGTTTTAAAGGCAAAAGAGAGGATAGTTAATGTTTTAAGCATTAGCGTATCCTCTCCCATAGCAGAATGATTAACTATTATACGTAGTTAGATAGAGTAGTCAACTTGGTATTATAAGTACTGTTTACAGCCTCCCTACAGAAAATGTTTGCTTCCAATGGAATCATAGAAACAGAACCATCTATTGCGTTAGGAGCCGATTTACCCATATAACGAATGATGTACTGGGTATATGTGTATCCTGAAACAGGAAGTTGAGTAAACTGAGCTTGGATATTTCCAGCATCAACGTTCTGTCTAGTTAGATCGAAATCAGGTGACATGGTTAACATTTCTAAACCAATACCTAAAGATGATTGGTATGCTTGGATAAGCAGTGGTCTATTCTTTAGGAAGGTTGGACTTGAATAAACAAATGGTGCGCCTGAGCGACCTAGTTTATCTTTCCATGAGAAGTAACCAGCCTGATCATAAACAACCAAACCTTGACCTGCAGTTAGAGCAACAGCAGCAGTTGTCATTGCAGTATCAACAGTATCATTAACGGTAAGCTTATTAATAATGGTTGCTGCAGTAAGAGTTCCTGATAGGGTATAGCAAAGAATTTCCTGACTAGTTGTAGCGGTAAGAGCAGCGCAATACGCAACAATACCTTTCCAAGTAGCACCAAGAGTACCTTGTCCAATTCTATCGCCAGTAACCAAACCTGTAATACCTGTATCACCAGTTACGGTAGCAAGATCGCAAAGCTCAGCTTTGGTATACGAAGGAACGTAAGCGTTGATTTTTGCTTTCAGCGCGGTGTAGAGGGTAGTGCGGTCAGTAGCGGCTGTACCTGCAGTACCAAATTGGTATGCAAATACCTTACGGTTACGAGTACCTGACTCAGAGGTTCTATCCTTTGGTGATTCGATACCTACAGTATAACGAGCACCTGTTACAGGAACTTCAGTTTGTATACCAATGGTTACAATCTGGACCTTCTCGATCTGTGACGCTTTTTTATCAACAGCGTAGACAGCACCTAAAGGAATTGGAGGAATGGCGTTATTGCCATTCTCGTCTTTAATCACCACGAAACCAGGAATATCGGTCTTGTTGTGACTAGACGAAAGATCGGAAGTTGAATTGATCAATCCTTTCTTTAATCTTGCTTCTGGTTGCATAATTTAATTGATTTGATTGTTGTTATGGGATTATCCCCTTGTTGTGTAAAATTACACAATATTTTTAATTACTGACTAATCTGTGCTGTTCTTGATACTATACTAATCAAATGATTCGCTGCAAGTTTCGCAACCTCGTCGAATAAAATTTCGGGCAATGCTAAATTTATATACCCGGTAACCACTTTACAAGTATTCGTAGAGTTACCCGCATTGTATGGAATTTCATCTCCTATTTTTTTATCCGTTGCAAGAATCGTTGCCGTTTCTTGCGTAACGATTGCTGTAACGCCAACCCCAACAGCCGAAAGTAATTTTTCAAATCCATAGAATACATCTGTTGGTTTAGCAAGGTAATATACCTTTACTGTTCCTGTTATTGTTGCACCTGCTCTTGACTTGCCCCATGAAGAAGATATGAACCTAAACCCATCTGATTGCTCGATATGGTAAATCTTTATGGCCTCACCATCCTTTAACCGCTTATACGGATCTTTCTGAATAATATCTAACTTCTCTTGAGTAATCGGAGTAGAATAGATTATCATTCCATTTGTTAGTGTCCATTCGAATAGGGTATGATACCCATAATCTGCAGGAAGATCTGCATTGACAAGAACGTTTGTTGATGGAGAGATTGCTGAGGTAACCTTTACCAATGGTTTTAACTCATCCCTGAGCTGATTGGAACGTTGAAATCCTTTTAGTTCAAGATTCTTTTGCTGCGTATCAGCCTCAATAGATGGTTTAAAACGGTTAATAAGAATATCGTTCACCGCAATGTTGATCGCATTGTCAATGGTATTCGTTTTGAATCGTGGAGTCCTGGTTATGTCTAACCAAAACTTAACGCGCTCGTGCAGATGAACAATATTCTTAGCCATAGTAGTCTAGTTATTCCCAGTTTTCTTTTGGTTGCTGTGCGTTTTCCTCGACAAGTTCCTCGTCGGTGAGTACGTTAACAACCTCTTTATTCTCATTCTGCTTAGAAGTTTCTTGAACTTCCTGCAGGCGTTTGGTACGATTCTCGATATCACTTACCGCAAGGTCCATCTTGGCCACCTTGTCGAGTACAGATGCAAGAACAACCTTATCCTTGTTAAGAGCAGCAATTACGTCGAATTCAACAGCACCTAACTTAAAGTTTTCAAAACGATAACCTTGATCAGGAATATGCTGGATGATACCAAGCGTAATAGCGGTATAGAATATTTCGTAAATGGAACGTTGGCTAGAACTATATCTTTCGTTGAACGTCGAAGGACTGTTCTGTGCAAACTGGAATAGAAGTCCATCAATGATGGATTCGGTATATGTGTTCTGAACTACGATCTGAAGGTATCTCAGGAAGTAGATCTTTTGTTTTAGCTTCATTGCTTTAATTCTTGCTGCTGCAGTAAGAATTGAATCCATCTTATCGGTACTTCGAAGGATATCCTCTGTAGCATCATAGACTTTGTAGTATGGTGCACTTTCGTTTGGCGAACCTTTTAGTTGAGGGTGCCAACGTGCGATTAACCAGAATTCTAAATCGTCAGGACGAGTAAAGTCAAAATCTTGACTACCTCTGATATCCATTCTCTTAAATTTGGGTTCACCGTTTTTATCAAGGCCAATAAAGATTCCGTGAAGAATTCCAAACTGCCTATCGTTAAATACTGAAAATGTGTAATTCCTATCCTTTTTCATGTCCTCATGAATAGGTAGGATGGAAATGGTAGGAGCAAGACCTGTCTTGTACCTTTCTTCCTTGAAATGTTTCTTTAGCTTTTCAAGGTCAACAACTTTAAATTTACGAGATTCATTACCAACCTCTTTAAAAGCGTTTGCCGCTATCCATTCTCTTTCTTCAAGACTAATCGTATTTTTCATGATTCGTTATTTTAATTTAAGGGTAAAAGAGCAGGGAAGATTTCTCTTCCCCGCTTTTATTATTATGCACTCTGATCAATCATCAAACGACCAAAGGTTGCTGTGTCGTAAACAACCATAGCGTTCTCTTTGAACAAGTGGAATGTGTTAGCATCGATAGGAGTATCAGCTTTCTGAGTACTGCCTGTCATACCATTTTCCCACATGTAAACAAGGTTACGGTTGATACCTGCACGACCTCTGGTTAGAATCTCCATGTTGTTTTTACCACTATCCAATGGTCTGTTATCTAAGAATAGGTAAGAACCTGATTTTAGATCATAACCATAAGATGTTTTGTGTGGATAACGCTCACCATCATCGAATGCTGGATTCTCAACGAAGATTAGAGTTTCACCTGCAACGTTTAGTTGACGGAATTTGAAACCTACTGCAACGTCAGCCCCACCAATCTTATCGGTTTGGTTAACAACGTAAGAGATACCAAAATCTTTTGCTTGAGTACCAATGATTTCCTCTGCCCACTGAATACCTAATGAACCAGTAACAGCGAAGAATGGGTAAGTTCCTTCATAGTCACGTTTCTTTTTCAATCTACGTACCATGTCAACGAAGTCATCATAGGTAGGTTTTCCACCAACTCCTGAAGAGTATGCATCATTCGCACCTTCAATCTGTGCGATAAGACCATCACCAGCCACGATAGGTTGGTTGTTCTCATCGTACATAGATGGTGTTGAAAGAAGGTTGCCATACTGATCTCTCATGGTTGAACGACCATTCCACTTTTGATCCTCATCTTCAAGAAGAAGTTGGGTTCTTAGTTGTTTCTCAGCTTCGAAAGAGAAACCTTTCTGACCATCCAATTCGTACCATACAACATTCTGAGTTTCTGCATCACCAGAAATAGAGAATGATTTCCTTTGTTTGGTAGTGTGTTGAATGTATTTGTCAGGATATGTGAAGTAACCATAACCTCTACGTGAACGCTCACCAACGGTTGTATGTCCACCAAAAATGGTTTTCTGACCAGGTTGTGTACCAACCCATGAGTTGAAGTCGAATGTATCACCGGGATAACATTGGAATCTGTATAGGAATTGATTTTCACCAATCTTTGAAGGAACAGCCATAACACGAGCAATCTTGTCGTTTCTGAACTGAACGTTCATTTGATGGGTAATTACAGGAACACCTGCTTCACCACGACAAATCAATGAGAACCAACCACCTTCAATCTGACTACCAGTAGTAGCAGTACCGCTAATGGAAATTACTTCCATCGAACGTTGCATACGTGGCATGATGCGATAGGTGAAAGCGTTGTCACTAATCATATCCCCTTGTGGGATAGGTTTGATTGTGGTAGCAACGGTATCCTTGCCTTTAGGAGTATAACCAGCCATGGCGATTTTACTGTCCATAGCACCAGAAACAAGCATAGTCATTAAGTAACGCTTCTCAGCGTACATGATGAGTTTGTCAATGTTTTGGGAAGGATCTTTTAGGTGATTAGTTACCAAGTGGTAATCATTAATATCACCAGGGGCGACCTGACCATTGTATATCTTAATTTTCATTTTTAAGGTTTTTATTCGTTATCAATACCGCTAAAGTCGAACTTCTTGTCCTTCTTTTCGGTCTGTTGCCCCTTCTCTCTTCGTTCCGGTTTAACGTTGTGATTTTTCTCGATGAGCTTTTGAACTCCCTTGTTGTATGACTCTCTTGATGTATCACTAAGGATCTTCTTGCTTGTCTCGTTAATCTGTTTACCAAACAACTCAATCATAAATGCATTAACTCTAGCTTTCGCAGCTACGTTATTCAGCACCTTGTCGATGTCACCGTTTTCTATCTTGCGAACCAATTTGTCATTGATCTCCTTGGGGATTTGCATTCCCATAAACTCGGTCATACCTTTTACAATATCGACCATTCGGGTTCTTTCGGCCTTGGCCTTCGCTTCTGCTTGAACCTTCTGTTTCTGTACAATTTCCTTACGTTTACCAACTACTTCTTTTATCGCCTGATTCTTGAAAGCAATGATTTGGGAATCAATCTCTGCAATGGCTTGTGCCTGCTCCTTTTCGGGCTTTTGATCCCACAATTCTTGTGCTCTCGCGGCTGCGGATTCTTTGTCGAGTCCATTTCTCTCTAACTTGTCGCTTTGGAACCGGAGAAATTTGGACTCGGAATCCATCGATAGGTATACTTCTGCAAGTACAACGTCGTGATCTGATAGTAGATCTGCAGTAGTTCCTCCATCTTCTGCGAAGAACTTCACGACATCAAGTACATCCTCTGGAATATGTTGATAGTTGAATTTCTCTTTCGATGATTCAATCTTCTCTTTAACTCTTTCAACGAACGCTTCTTTTGTTAACTCTTTTTCATCCTCTTCAAGAGTTAACTCTAACTCCTTGGCGGTATCAAGATAGTTTAAAGGTTTTAAGTCCTTATCCTTATCTTTATCATCATCGATATCATCATCAAGTTTTAGATCTAGAGATATCTCATTCTCCTTTTCTTCGATAACAGCAATCTCTTCCTCAGTTTTACCTTTGTACTTCTCTGCTCTCTCAGCAAGTCTTTCCTCTTCCAACTGTTCGGCGGTTTTCTCGCCAGCTTTTTTCTTTTCTGCTTCAAGTCTATCTGCTTCAGCCTTATCAGCAATCTGCTTTTCAGCAGCAATTTCGTCAGCAGTTTTTTCAAGCTTTAACTTAGGAGTCTTATCCTTATTTACATCAGATACACCAGCACCTTCGTTATCCTTAACGATTACTTCGTCGTCATCTGAAAATCCACGGAAAATATTTTTTCCTTTGCCATCGTCTGCCATGATTACTATTTTTTAGTTTTTGGTTTTACCTTTTTAGAGGCATCTGAATCTTTCTTTGCTTGCATTGCTTGGCCACTCTTTACTAAGTCTGCATTTACCTTTTTGTCGGCTATGACTGATTGAGCAGCATTCTTTTCACTATGTATTCCGGCATCTAGCGTTTTCTCAACACGGATATTCTCTTGGTCAACCTCTCCTTGACGGTCAATCATATCCATATCATGCTGTTGAGCATCTTCACGTTCTGCCTGTAACTGTTTTGTTCTCTCTTGTTCTTGCTGAAGCATTAACTGTTCTTTCGACTGGTTATTCTGTTGAGATACTTGTTGTATTTCTAACCAAGCCTTATCAAGAACTTTTAAACCTTCGAATAAAGAATCTGCTAAATAGAATCTAGCAACATCTTTACTTCTTAATTGACCGCTATTGATATCTCCTTGGAATAACGCTTCAATCTTATCCATGATATGAAGCTCTTTACGACCATCATTGATATAGGCGGTAAAGTTTTCCAACGGAATATCGCTTGTGGCCCGAATGAAGTTAAACTCTTCGTCTGAGAAGATGCCACCGAATAGATCGGGATTATTCTCGATCATGTTCAATTTACCCTTCTCGCAAAGACGAGTCATTATCTCATCGAAGTATATTTTTGACTGGTAAAAGAAATCGTAGGTAACGGTTCTGGATGACTCAAGATTATTGTTTGAGGTTGTAGCCGTAGTCGTTGCGTACTCGTTACCTGACCGACCTCTTGTAATACCAGTAATTCTATCGACAGAATTCTCTATATCCATTTTTAGGCGAAGGAGTACATCAAGAACTCTCCCCTTATCGCCAACATTAACACCGCTAAGGGCTTGCTCTGATTTGCCCTCCATGTTATACTTATTCCCTTCAGAAGCGGTATTATACCTAATCGTACCATCATCGGTAAGCTCGGTCATTACATCTTTATAGGTTCCTGCTTCTTTAGCTATAAATCCCATGTTAATGCCTAATGCACTTCCTGATGGTTTTTTAACTTCCTTGTTAATTAGAAATTGAACGTCATTGTATGAGTTGTCCAATTTAGCAATTACCGATTGGATAGGAATTCTCATACCTTCCACGTTATCCATCCCAAAGAAAACGTAGTTATATTTTGCTCTTAACTTTTTATTCTCGGTTCATTGGCTTGTTTTACAACTC